TCTGGCCCTTTTCCAAAATTTTTATTAACTTTTGTCCCTCTGTACTGTTGTTCTGAAGCAGCCGGATGAGCTCTATAAATTAATTCTAATTTTTCGAATGAAAGATTTTCGTCTATTTTCGTTCTGCCGGCTTGGAAATGCATATGATCTTCATGTATCTCTGCTGGAATAAACATACCAGGGCCTGTAAACCACTTTAGCTTCTTATATTTGTCTATATGCCCAACATTCCATTTGTTTCCAAATTCTTTTATTGCCCATTGCTGAAATTCTTTGTATATTTTACTTCCAATTAAAATACTTCTATAAGGAATTAGTTTTAGTTTTTGTCCATCATCGATCCAAGGAAGCAAGCGGCCTTTTTCAATCAGACTAATTTGCCATTCATGAAACAACCATCTTCCTATTTCATACATCGCAGCAAAATCATGCGTAAGTTTACCTTCTATTCTATAAGGTTCGTGTGCCCCGCCTGCACATTTAAATGGAGATAAATTCGAAAATTCTTTAATTTCAGTTGCGTTATTATTCTCGATTCCTGACATCCAATTTCCAGCTTTATCTCGCATAGGATATGCCATATCAAATGCAGTACCACCATGAGTTTCAGACCAGGGGTTGATTCTCCACCCTGACCCCTTAGGAATTGACTGTCCTTGTGGACTAACGAACGTATTACCTGTAATGTTTCCAACTTCAAGAGTTACTGAATCTTCATTATTAGATTTTCTATAGCTTTTATCATTGTACATGTGTTCAGATAAAGCATAGATCGTCTCTAACGCGTAATTGTCTCCATAAGACATATTTCTGCTTGGGAATAAAGTAACCATATTTTTTTCATTAGATTGAAGTTTATAAAGATTATTTTTTAAAGCTTCTCTATCTAACTTTGTCTCAAATCCTGGAATGTCTGCTACGGTTACGTAACCTTTTATTGCTCCAAGCTCTTTTAATAATTTTGTTGCTCCAACAGTTGTAGCAGCCGTCCGCGCGGCCATGGCTTCGCTTGCTAATGTTAAAGCTACATTTAAATCTGCTATATACCCTATCGGATCAGAAGTTATTGGTTGGGTTAACGGTTTTACGACGGTTTCTAATATTTGCTTTGCAGTATCAAAAAGCTTATTTGGTGTAAAGCTTGCCCACCATGAAGGATCCTTGGTAACTATGTCTAATTGCGCTTGAGCTATTGGAAGCGCATTAATAAATGCTAAATTAAATCCTTCCTGACTAGGATAATTAGGTGTTCCACCTCCTCCCCAAGCTGATTTGCCCGTTGTTGATAAAATTTTTATCTCTGGATAAACGGGGGCTGGAGCTATTGGTGGTGGTTTTACTAAATTTAATAAGTTTGATAAAAAACTAGGGATATCATTTGGTTTTATGTTTAGCAATGCAGGTATAGACGCTAGCGGAGCAGCAAATGAAGCGATAATTGTCGCCAAATCTAGAGGAGGCTCTTTTATTTTTAAAGCAGCAGCTACCCCGCTAGGATCAAAAACTGGTATTGTTGATAATGGCGCAGGAACATCAAGGGTTTTCATCGAAAAACCTATAGTTTCATCAATTAATTGAGAATGCCAATCACCGTATCTTTTTAAATCATTTAAATCTATTTGCTTAGAATAAGGATCAAAATTTTTATAAATTTCTATTGCTCTTGTTCTAAAAGCATTAGAAATTGTTCCATCTGGATTCAGCGCGCCGAATGAAGTTAGTATACTCATTTTATTTTATAAGAACTTTTCTAGAAAACGTACCTTGTCCAGCTTCTCCCGTTCCAATTTGTTTATTACCAGTTGTAAAAATTGGTACTGCTCCACCAGGATTTGTTTTTCCCCTTATTGGATCGTGAATTTTTATATCTCCTTGCATCGCAGCTGAATCAACGGGTATGTCGGTGCAAAGTATAGCTTTATCTGCGGTTTCATCTCCTAACTTGATGTAACCTGAATCAGAGGGCTTAAAGATAATGTCACCATTTGATTTAATTGTTATCGATGCCCAATTTGTTTCTGACGATTTTTGATTCTTAATTTTATCTATTATTGATTCATTAACTTCATTTTTTAAAAATTCTAAATCCGCTGGGACGTCTTGAGTAATTTCTGTTGATTTGGTTTCTTCGTTAAATCCCGTCACTAATATTTGAACGTCTGATCTAGCGAATATTCGTATTTTATCAGTTTTTACTATTATGCTTGCATCACCAGTTTGTGTGTCTTTAACTCCAAGTTTTTCGTTATACCCTTGTAGTTCTAAAGATTTATCAATTTCAGCGTTTTGCGAAACATAAATTCTGCTTCTATCATTTTTAAAATCAGGATCTCCTTCATTAGGCATTAATGAGTTAATTGATTTGTCTAATTCTGGATTTAGCAATGTGTTGATTACAGTTTTTCCTGCTGTAGATTCTTTTTGTCCTCTACCAGCGACTATGTCGATTGAACCTGCATTTCTTTTTTTAAAGAATGCTTTTTTATCTTTACTTACACTTTTTGGTCCATCATTTGTTGGATTATTGGGATTTGATGTATCAACCGTAGTATATTCAACCGCTGAACCAGTTCTATCTCTTCCTAATACTATTAGCGTGTTGTTGCTACCTTCAAAGGCAATATCGCCTGGTCTCTTTTTAAAACGCGGAACAGACTCATAAACAGACGCATCAGAACCTTCTGATGTAGTTAAAATTCTTTCATAGATTTTTCTATCTTGTAGAAAAAGAGTTCCATCATCAAAATTATAAGATGGAACTTGATTGTTTCCTTGTTGGCTTGTTTTTTCCCATTTTTCGCTAGCATCACCTTCAACAAAAGAACTTTGATTAATTCTTGGATAATGAGAATGGTTAACATCATCAACGACGCCAGAACCAACGACACCACAAACCCAATATCCTATTGGATCAATGCTTGTCAAATTTTCAAACATTACCCAAACATGTTCTCCCGGTTTACACGGCATCGATAATGCAGGAGGGAAAAACGGATAAAGAAACATTAGCTTATCGACTTCATATTTGACCCCTTGATCAAGCATGATGACTTTTGCAGCAATGATAGTGTTTCTTGGTAAAACTTTATTTCTTACATATCTTTCAAGATTTGAAAATGTTTTACCATATTCTAGTCTATATTTTTCTTCTAATTGTTGTACTTTTTTTTCTGTAAGTACAATTGGATCAAAAATTACGTCAACGACGACCCATTGCTGAAAGACTTGTCTAATCGAAATTGTTGAACTAGCATCGTAATTGTATTCTGCGTGTTCAGCACCAACTAAATTAAGTTTTCCGTTGATGATCAACGCATTTTTAGATGCCATTTTAATTGTTCCTTATTTTATCGAACATATCATTAGGATCAATCGATTCTGATGCATATTCTGCTTTAGAAATTAATTCTGCCAATTTAATCAATTGTTCATTTGCTTTACTCATTCTTTCGATATAAGAAGAAATAGTTCTTCCATGAACTGCATGCTCTGTGCTTTTATCTTGGACGATCATTACAAGCTTAGTAAACATTATATAAGCATTTTGTCTGTCGGTTATAGCATTTTCATAAATCTCTTTCCACAATTGCTTTTTTTTATCATTAAGAGATTCAATTTGATTTAATAATCCGCTAAAATCTTTTATTCTTTCTTTGATACTTTTTTCAGAAGAATCAATTATTTTAATATCTTCATCCATATCAAAATTTTTAGAATCACCGTCCATTGTAGACATATGTTCTAGCATCTCCAGTTTTATTTAAAATATATTAGAATAATTAGAAATTTGTTCCACTTTTAATTTATTATAGTGTTTTTTAATTGCCTGCATTGATGTTGTTAGCTGTTTCGGGCTAAGACCTGATAACTCTCTTATGTAGAGAAGGATGGCACTTTTATTTAAAATGTCAATATCATTGATATTTTCAAATATAGTTATTACTGAATTTATGCAAAGTAATTCGTTTTCAACCTTAACTTTTGAGCGTATCTCATACATCAGTTTTAAAATTCCTGATATATTTTCAGAATTTTCTAATACAGAATCTTGAGACGGGATAGAACCTCGTTCTTCTATAATTTGAAGTTCTGAAGCATTAAGGCTTTTTTGATCATCAATGCTAACATCTCTTCTTCCTCTTTGAGCTTTTTGTTTGGTTTTTATTATCAACCAGTTTTTTGCAACAACGTTAAAATAAGAAAACGCATTTGTTCCCATTGTGGGATTGAATTTATGAATTGTTTCAAACAAAAAATTTACACAATCGTTTTTTAAATCGTCGTATGTGTCATGTAGCCCGCTAAACTTGTGAATATTGATTAGGTTTTCAACTAACTTTTCAAAAGCAGGGAGTATTTTTTCGACGTAAAATTTTTCTCTAACTTTTCTATCATCTGCTTTTTGAAATTCGCATATTGCTTTTTGTGTTTCTGCAGTAAAATAAAATTTAGAGTCTTGAGGTTCTTTTTCATCTGAACTCTTTTGTCTTCGTTTTCTTGTTTTTTTTATTTTTACTTTTTTCACGTTAATTTATCCTCATCAGAATTTAAGTTTTCAAACGGGCTTGATATTTTATTTGCAATAAGCAATAATGACTGTCTAGTTTTTTTTACGTCATTAACCATTGAAACGATAACTGGGTCATCAAACATAATTGGAGACTTTAAATGTTTTGATATGTTAGAGTAAGACTCATCTATAATATCTAAAGATTCTTCGATTTGAATTGCTAAAGAATCTAAAGTTTCTGCTGATTTCAAAAAACGTTTAATAGTGAACAATAAACCAATTGAAGTTAGCAAATTTGTTGTTATTAACAAGTAAATCATACACTAACCAAATACTTCGAAAGTTTTTCATCATAAATCTTAGAAACAGAATTATGATTATAAAATTCTATAATTTTCTTTGACCCTTCAACGGCCCATTTTTTTGGTAAAGAAGATGAATTTTTAAACTTTATTATTTTCTTTTTAAAATCATCTTCCAACGGCTCTGCCCACTTTGAATCATTCATGAATATCTTATTATCAATTCTAGAAGCATGAACTTGAACTAAGTCGTAGTTAACACCAATAAATTTAGTGTGTTTCATAAAATCTAAATGACCAGACCAATTTGTAGCGATAACTGGTAATCCTGATGCTGCAGCTTCTAATATCGGAAGTCCGTATCCTTCTCCTCTTGTCAATGAAATTAGCGCTTTTACTTTAGGGTTTTTGTAAAGAGATGAAACATGCGCATCGCTCATTTCGCCATGCAGCAAATAAATTTTAGGATTGATTGATTTACGAACTTCTCTTAAAAGAGCTTCAAGATTTTTTACCACAATATTACGATCAATTTTTGTATTTCTTCCAGCATTTGTTTTGATAATAACTCCAACGTCATCATCCTTAGAAAATGTTTCGCATAACCATTTAATAGTAAATAATAAATTTTTTCTATCATTAAATGGATTATTTCCAGTCATTTGACCAAAAACCAAAAAGTTAAAAGAAGTTTTTATTTCAGAAAGATCGATTCCATCATTAACTTTTGTAATTTCTTCAGTAAAAGACTCAGGTATAATGTGAGACTCAACGTTTAATTGTCCTGAATTTTTCAAGCTTTTTAATGCGTGGGTTGAAGGCAAAATAATACATGACATTTTATTGCATGCATGAACCCATTCATGATTTGCTAAATCTGTTTCTACTGAAGCTGTGATGCCGATATTCGTTTTTGCTAAATTGTTATCCCATTCATTAGGAAGTTGAAGTTGAATTGAAACATCATAGCCGCTAGCGTTACTTGCGGTTCTACACATGATTTGTTCGATTAGTCCATCACATTTAGTTTTATTTAAAATCCATGGAGTATCGCCCCACGGGGTTAATAAAAACTTGACATCAATATCTTTTCTTGACAATAACCATTTTGCAACTTGGCGGCTATGAACTCCATATCCGGATTGCGTGAGGGCAGGTCCTCTAAAAACAACTTTTTTCATTTTTCCTCTTCAAATTTCTTTTATTTCCCAACTATGGTGATTATCTTTCCACTTTTCAAGTAGCGTAGTCAAAGTCTCATCCCAACGCTTTATTAAATTTTCTATATTATAATCTTTTGTTGCGTGTTCGAGCGCGCGGAGGCCAACTTGTTTTCTTTTTTCTGGACCCCACTCATACATTTCCATGAATGCACTTGCAAGGTGTTCATGGGTTACGTAATCTTCATAGATGTAAGGGACCATTTGATTTCCTACTAAAGATTTTGCATCAGGTTCTAACGCAATCCCAAATTGCTCGCCAGTTTCTAAGTCTTCAACTTGTCGAGTTAATCCTCCAGTTTTAATTGCGATAATTGGTTTTCCGCACATCATCCCTTCTAACGTTGATAAACCAAATCCTTCATTACAACTTCGATTTACAACTGTATCAACGGCATTATAAAGTTTATTCATATCCTGAAACTCAATTCTGTTCTTAGAAAAGACTATTGAATCTCTTATTCCTAACATATCGACAACATGATGCAAATTAGGACCTTCTGGATCTAAAGGCTCTGTATGCATAATGAGCGTCGCGTTTGAATGACCATGTCTAAGTTTCAACTCATCAATAAATTGCTTCCATGAAACTAAAATATCACTTGGCATTTTTCTTCTTGCGTTTCTTGAAACGAATAATGCAGCAAAGTGATCTTTCTTATCTTTTCCTAATAAAGAAATTTTTACTTTTTGTTGTTCTTCTTCAGGTAAAGGATAATAGACCTCTTTAGGAATTGAGTGAGGAATGTAGTTTGTTTTCTCAGGAAATCGTTCTTTGATCATTTGATACGTTGGCCAGTTGATGCAGTTGATTAAATCTGTCGACTCATATAAAACTCTATTAAATTCTGGCCATGGAAGATTGTCCCATAAGTGATTATATACTATAGGACATACTTGATGAATTTCGTCTTCCATTTCCCAAATCCAAATAAAAAATCTTGGATCTGTAAAAAGCAATATTGCATCAGGTTTTTCAGTAGCTAGAACTTGACGCAACATATTTCTATCTCCAAATCCGTCCGTAGGTTTGATAATAAAATCTTCATTTACTACGACGGTTCTGTAATCTTCATGTTTCATCGCCCCGCCAAAACACTTAAATTTGTATTTTCCGGTTGTTAGCAATCCATGAATCAACCATCTAGCCTGCGTTCCAACGCCACTAGAACTTAAAGGGTGGTCTGAAAGCATTAATATAGTTTTTTTCTGCATGTCGTTATATTACTAACTTTTAAAAAGTTTGTAATATTTTTAAGTGCAGTGTTCGGTGTTTTTATATTCACACCAAGTACATGCATCTCGATTTTTTAATGCGATTCCTCTCTTTACTGATGTCAACATGTTACTAACAACTTTAAGAGATCGTTTGATTGGCACCTCACCTAGTGAGACAGAGAATAGCTCACAGTGATTGCCAGACTTTGCTGATTTCTTTAGTAGAACGAAACCGCAGCGGACGTCTTTCATAGGAACTGTCGGATTTTTTTGACACCAATAGTTCTTATAAAGAGCCAATTGGGCTTTCACCATATCATCACTACGCTTTTCTCTAAACCATCCGCGTGCCGTTGTCTTATGGTCTAAAATCCAATACAAAGTTTCTCCTTTTTTTCCTTTGCATTTGATTATGCCGTCAATAAAACCCTTAAAAGCATGAGGATGATTTTCAACAGCTTCATAAAGTTGATGCTCTGCGTCAACAACTTCCCACTCAGGGAATGTTTCATCAAAAAACTTAGGAACTTCTACAAGAATAGCCTCAGCTTCTGACTTAGCTTTTGCAAGAGACATTGGAGAAAAGTCTGGATTCCCTTCGTGCTGCGCCCAGGCTTTCTCCATATGCTCGAAAGCAATTTCGGGTTTCATCTCGCGAGTCAGTAGGTAGTGCTCACATGAAGCGTGAACAGCAGTACCAAAGTCTAATACAGGAGATGGTTTCGAAAGATCAACTTTTTTAATATGAACTAAATTGTGACGATACGAACACTCTTTCCAGAGTTTAACTTCTGAAAATGAAATGTGTTGTTTTCCCGTCGGCAGTACCTCAAATGAAGGTGTTACTTCTTGCATTATTTAATAGTAACGCCCTCTTAATTGTTAGTTCAATCTTTTGGTTTCTTTGAAATTGCTCTGCCTACAAGCTTTTCCCAATCTCTTTGTGGTCTGACTTCCATGTTCTTGTGCCATGCACCATTCATTACCTTCGGATCAATTCCAAGAGTTTTTGCGATGCTAATTAATGCATTAATATCCTTAACGAAACAGCTTCCTCCAAAACCAAAAGCAGGTTCACCTGTGTCATCTGCAGGCATTGGTCCAGGGACCTTCCAGTGTGAGCTGCCTAACCGCTTGTCGAGTGTAGCATATTCTATGACTTTATCATAATCAATGTTTGCCCCTTTGGAATCTAAGGCTTGGCAGATTTGATAGAACTCATTTGCTAGTGCAACCTTCACGGCAAGGTGGATGTTGGTCACATACTTCACCATTTCAGCAGTCGTGCTTGATGTCTTGATGATTGGCACGTTTGGAAATGCAGCTTCAAAAACTTGCTTCACCTTATTGATCCATGGTCGAGGTCCACCAAGAATGATTCTGTTTTGATTTCGCATATCATCGACAGCGTTTGCCTCCGTTAAGAACTCAGGATTAAAGATGACGCGTAATCCTGTCTCAGCAAACTTCTTATTCCACATCTCGACAGACCCAGGCGGAACTGTTGATTTAACGACAGCAATTCTCTCTCCTGAAACTAATGAAAGTTCTGTTAATGCGCCATCGACGATGGATAAGTCTGCAGATCCATCATCATACATTGGCGTAGGAAGGCATACAAAATAAACCTTAGAAAATCCAAGTGTTCCACCTTCCTCATTATCATGAATTAATTCTGCAATGGATCCGGGGTATCCAGCAACTGGATCTCCATGGCTAGGTAGAGATCCTTTTGCATACTTTCCCGCCTTGTCGTAAGCATAGACATCGAATCCACGCTCTGAAAAAACTGTTGTAAGTGAACCGCCTACGAAGCCTTGCCCAATCACTGCTATTGATTTTTTTTTCATTTTTCCTTTATTAAATTAAGATTTATTTACGATTTAAACTTTTCGCTTTTAACAAATCAGGATGATGCATATCCTTAAGAAAAATTACTATATCATTTTTTTGCACGTCGTCTGGTAACGATTTGCCAACATAAGACTTAATAAACTTTGAAAGACAAACTGTTGGTACATAAGCCCTCATTATAGACGATCCTCGTGATTGTGGATCTGGCCATCTAGGATTTATTATGAAATAAATTTTTTGTTGTGTTAGTTGCATTTAATCAATCTTTTATTGATTTGTTTTGCATAATAGAACGATAAATTTCTTTTATTACCATGTTGGCATCATAGTGACTCTTGATTATGCTTGAATAACTCACTATTCGTTGCCATAACGCTTCTTTATCTAAAAACAAGTCACTAATAATTTTTTCCATTTGCTCATCTGTTTCAGACATGCCAACTTGACAAATTTCTTTTGCTGCTTCAACAATCATATAAGTTGGAACCGAACCTAGGGGTAAAACATACGCCTTAGCCATTTCTAAAAATTTCATATGTAAACCATCCGCATGTCCAACCCCTACGGGCCCGGCCCAAAAATTATGTAATAATTTTACGTAATTTTCTCCAATATATTCATGACGTCGTTTGGAAATTTCAAACCCAGGGTGGGGCAAAAATAATGTTTTATATTTTTTTTGTCCACCTAGAAAATAGTTCATTAATCTCCATCGATCAGGATAAAATTTTTCATGTTGTTGACCGCTTAAAATAACATCATAATTTTTTGTTTGTCTAGCTTCATCAGGAGATATCATTCCATTAAAATCTAAACAATGAGTAAAGGGGTCGACTCTTAATCCTTTGTTTCTTAAGAAGTTAAGATTTTTTTCAGATGGAACGCCGACAAACCATCTATCAAATCCTCCTATTTCTTCATGTAGTTCTAAATCAGTTCTATATAAAATTCCATCAGATTTAGCTGGATCGATATTTCGTAATATTTTTGTGCAATTTATTTTTTTAAATTGCTCTCTCCATTTTTTATGAAGAGTTGGATAAACAAGAATGTAGTCTTCCTTTTTTACATTTGAAGCGATGGAAGAAAAAAAAGCTTCTTGCTTACTTACGATTGCACCTAAAGAATTAAATATTTTTGCTGGAATTAGTTGGTCATTGACTGGCATGAAGTCATCAACATTTTCCGGAAAAATAACATACAATTTCATTTTGAGTTTTCTCTTATTTTTCTGGCTGCTTCCTCGGCATTAGGACAATTTCCTGTTATTCCTCTTTGCTTATAAATTGGTTGTTCATATACAACATTTGGGTAATGTCCCTTTGATTCATCTCTGAATCCAAGTTCTGCTAGGTTTCCAACTTCATGAAGTTTTAGTCTCTCTAACCCTATCAAACAAAGCGGTTCTGCTAATCTAAAATTAAACCCAACATATTCATGATGATATTTTGCCGTTTGTCCTTGGTCACAAATCGCTCGAATAGCAGCACCATTAGCTCTAGAATTTTTATTAATTGTTATCATTCCACCTTCAAATGTGGATAGATTTTTTGTCTTATAAAAAGAAAAGCAACCAACGTCTCCAATTGTTCCTGCTAGACTATTCCCTTCTAAACAAGGAGACATAGAGTTTGCAACATCATGTCTAAAATCAGTTCTTGCGCCGAAGCCTTGCGCATTATCTTCAATAACAATTAAATTGTGTCTCCGCGCAATATCCATAATTACAGACATATTACAAATTCTTCCATATAGATGGACTGGAATTATTGCTTTTGTTCTTGGGGTTATTGCTTTCTCAATTTTTGTTTCATCAATAAGCTTACTGTTTGGATGAATGTCAACGAAAACAGGCGTAGCTCCGGCAATCAATATTGCATTGGTTGTTGCAATGAAAGTAAATGGCGTCGTAATGACTTCATCACCTGGTTTTAGATTTAAAGACCATAACGCTGCGATTAATGCCGATGTTCCGCTAGTTACAGCGATTGAATCTTGAACGTTCATCCTTGACGTGAATTCATCTTCAAAAATTTTTCTAATAATTTGAGGCATAAAAATTATCTCCAAAATACACTTAATTTTAGATGTAGTATATCACATCAATAATTTTCTATTGGGCTGTTTTCATACCACCATAAAGGATGAGTTAATACCAACAGTTTATCATGCTTGTTTATGTGCTTCGAGAAGCAACCTTCTCTCCATCTGCCGCCTGAGTCTGAAAGGTACTTGTATCCTTCAAAAAAGCTGGAATTATAGCTTCTGTTTTTTTCTGGTAAGATTTTTGATATGTCCAATCCAGTTCTGGCGGGTTCATGAATATTAAAAAAGTTTATGTCCATGAATAACATTTCTGACATTATTCTGGTTGCTTTTTCAACATCAAATTCTACACTCACTTCAAGATGCGTTTGCTCATAATGCAATCCGACGTTATGTCCTAATGATATTAGTTCTTTAATGACTTGAATCGTGTTGAAAGAAAAAAGATTGTAACTGGTGGCTTTTAATCTAAAGAAGTAAGACGAAACTGCAGAGACATCATTTTCTATTTTAGCTAGCTTCAAAGCTAAAGATGGATTGAAGTCTATGTCATGGGTCAATTGTAAATCTTTTTTAGCATGATTATTCATGCATGAATTTTTTATATCATATCCAGCTTTTTTATAAGCTAAAAGCGTATCCTTGTAATGAGATAACTTAAAAGACATGTAATTTACACTACACTTTTATATCATTTTTTACAATGAAATATTCTTTGTAAGTACGCTTCATGACATGCCTGTTTAGCTCTGCTTCTAGTATTTTGTTTCGTAATTCTTTTTCATTAAAATGAATATTGATTAACTTATCAGCTAACATTAACTTAACAAAATCTATTTCTGCGGCTTTACAACCTGCCACGGCACCGGATAAGCGCGGATTAATTTCTAATAACTTAAATTCTCCGATAGAGCTTTGTTTGAATTGCATGTTAACGTTTCCTGTCAATCGAAGATGTTTCGCAATTTTTATTGACAACTCTTTTAAATTAGTTGGGTCTTCGATGACAGCTTCCGTACAAATTCCAGAAGTGATTTTTTTTCTTTTTCTGGAAACAGCTATTTGGAAATTGCCAGCAGCAGAAACGTAAAGATCTACGCTGTATTCTACGCCAGGCAAATACTCACATAAAACGTAATCGAACACTGCATTAGTTTGTAGATAGCTTTTGCATGAATTTAAAAACCTTGAGACATTTGCTTCTATCAAACTGAATTTTGAATTTTTGATTTTTTCTAAATCTAAATCTTCGTTTTCAATTATCTTTAGTACTCCACGAGTACCAGACGTAAGTTTAGGCTTAGCACAAGCTGCACCATTTAGTTTTAGTTCGTCGAAAATAAATTGTTGTATTTCGTCATAATTTTTAGGTTGCTTAAATCTTGGTATAGCTGATTTTAACGATGAATTATTTGCTAGAATAGCGTATAACGAAAGTTTGTCCTGTATGCTCTTAATTTTGTATTCGCCCGATGGGAATGAAGATAATGTTTCATTTAGCTTTAGTTCTTCTAAGATTTCAAGCTCTACATCTCCAATCGGAATAATCAGGTCGATTTGATGCTTTTCGATGATGGCACTTATTTCTGTTTTTAATCCTAAGTAGTTTTCATCAGCTCGTGGTACTTTGTACCAAACATCAACGAAATGTTTACCTAACGCGTTTTCGTCTGCATCAATCCCGATTACACATAAATCGATTTTGGATTCTTTTGACCACTCTTTTATTGAAGAAAAGATACAGTCGAACCCAGGGGCTCCAACAGTCGTAATTAAAATATTCTTTTTCATATTTTAATCGTTTTCTTTTGTCGTAGCGATTCTAACGAAGCTTCCAAAACTTTAGCCACGTTTAAAGCATCGCTTAACGTAGTTCCTTCGTTGATTGCTCCTTGAAGGGAAGAAATGAATGATTGACTTTCCAGTAACAAAGGTTCTTCTTTGGTTAATCTAGTAATAGTCGTAGAATCTATAATATTTGGTGAGAAATGGTCATCTGGTTTCTTTACGATTCTAGTTTCTTTAATTTCTTCTATCATTTGTTCTAACAAATCTGCATGAATAACTTTTGCATCGTTGCTCTCGTCACGATCCAAATAGAAATGTATCTGCCTCTTTTTGGATGAAGACAACCAACTTGTGTTTATCATGCATAAAACATTTCTTTCGTCGTTTATAAACTCGAAAGCTGAATGCATTGACGTAATAACTCCTTTGTCATCAATCAGCGCATTAGAATTTACCGTGGTCGGCATGCCGAACAAACTAATCATTAAGTCTACATCATGGACGCCGATGTCAATCCAAACGTTGGTGTCGTTAATTCTGCAAGGTCTAGGTGAATATCGATAAAATTGGCATAGGTTTACTAGCTTTTTATTAATCGATTTTTTTAAATGTCTAATCGTAGGGTTGAATTGTTCTATGTGGCCGACCCGCACTATTGTACCGAACTTTTCTGATTCTTCTTTTAAACCCTGAATTTCTCTGGCGGATGGAGCTGCAGGCTTTTCTATCAATAGATGCTTTTTTCTTTGTGTCAATTTAAGCGCTATTTCAACATGATTGCTAGACGGCGTTGCAATGATGTATGCGTCGCTGTCTGTATCATCAATCGAACTTATGATTTTGTTTTCATCGTAGCCTAGAGAACACAACACTTTTCTAGTTTCTTGCGAAGACTCGACTATGTAGTCTAAGACGCCGAGAGACTTTAAGACTCTAGCATGGTTTTTTCCCATGCTTCCGCAACCGACAACGCTAATTTTCATAAATCGGATACTGGCCCTTCTAATAATACTTTACTTTGTGGATATTTTGTTTGATCACCATTAACTACTTGATATGACCATCCGATTGGTCGACATACATCAACAAAACTTAGCGGAATTTGAGAATGTTGTTTTTGAGAATACTCTTGAATCGATATTTTTTCATAATACTCTACGGATGATGATGGGGCATCTGTATAATACCCATATCTTTTATCTCCTCTAATAAATGCGTATCCACCGCGAGGATCATTCCATACTGGAGCAAATAATGGGACCCATGAACAGTAATTTAACTGCCTTTGAGGAAGATTAGATTTTAAATGAGAATCATACCAATCTTCTGATCTACCCCAAAACTCTTGAGTTTGTGGCCACGTTACTGGATATGTTCCAAACGTATCAAAAATTTGCTTTTTAAAAAGACCCATCGTTGGAAAATGATTATCTGTCGGACGATAGTATCTATAGTTTTTATTTAAAGTAAAGTTAGGATTAAATTTATTATAAATGGTCGATTTTCTTACTGCATTAATTTCTAAAGAAATCATTTCATCGTAATTACGAAAATCTTCGACCGTTTTTTCTAAAACTTCTCTTTTCGTAATAAATTGCAAATCATCTTGAAGAAATAAGATTACGTCATGTTTAGCACGTTCAATAACGATATTTTTTGCAATATATTCATCATTGACCCAATTTCTTTCTTGAGGTTCTCTAGAAATTAAATCATTAATGATTCCTTTTTCTTTTTGAGATGACAAATAATCTTTTAATCCGTTTTCTATGCTGCAATTATCGACAGCAATAATTTGATTGTCTCCAGCAAGTTCTTTAATACTTTCAAAAAGAGACTTGGTGTATTTCAAACGGTTGAATGTCGTAATTGCAATAGTGATATTCATGTTTTTTCCTCAAAAAAATCTTTATCGTTCCAAGCATGATCATCGACATAAAATTCAGCAGCAGGTTTTCCCATTATCAATTGATGATATTTTACACCCCATTCGATTAATTGTCTTTTAGTAATATCGTAATAGCGTTCATAACATAATGATACGTTTCCATTAGCACCTGTCATTCCTCTTGACGTAAAAAAAACTATATGATTACCTTGGTCAAATAAAGAATTAACTTTTTTTATTCTATCTTCGTATGGTTTCGCTTCAAGATATTTTCCTGGGCAAGGGGTGCATATCGTCCCATCTATATCAAAAACGTATCTTTTATTCATGTCTATTTCCAATAAAGTGATATCCAATATCCATCTACATTATTTTGCAATGGATTTATTTTTAAATCTGTAACCTTGCATGTACATCCTAATTTTTCAAAATCTTCTTCAATTAAGCTAATCATAGATTCTAAATTAGTATTATATTCTTTCATAAATCTAAACGAAATAGGATCTTTTAAATGCTCATTTTTTAAAAATGGTAGTATTATAAATGCGCCTAATTTTGATATTTTTTTAAATCCATTTAAAACTTTTTCTGGATTATATGAATGCTCTAAAGAGTGGCATGCATATACTATGTTAAATTCGTTTTCTTCAAAGTTTTCTTCAAGATTGTGCATGTCTAAAATCTTTATAACATCTTGATTCGAAGAAAATAAATCTATTCCTATTGCGTCATATCCTGCAATTCTTAATGTGTTTACTTCGCTGATGTCTCTTGCCCCGGCGCAGATAATTTTTTTGCATTCAAAAAATTTTTTTTATTTCTTCGACGTATTGAAGAAATGGTCTGCTTTTTGTTCGATCTTTCGTAAGTTCATAGGATAATTGTGCAGAAATATACTCATCATAACTTTTGTATTCATATTTTGTGTACGGAAATGACATTAATATTTGTTCCTTTGTTTATTTTAGATTATTCACGAAATAAACCCATTTTTCCCAATATGATTTAGAAAAAAATGTTTCTTCTAAATTGAGCATCTTTGTAGAAAGATCTTTAAATAATTGTTCATTATTAACGATAGCAACGATTGCTTCTAAAATTTCTTGAGTAGAATTGCAGATAATTGTCCCAGTGCTTTGATTGTAACTTTTTAGATAATTAGACGCTTGCAAAAATGGTAAAATTGTAATTAATGGTGTACCAGTCATTTGAGAATGAGCAGGTACTCCACCTGCCCAATCAAGCCCCTTTAAGTGTAATATTGCTCTACTAGAGTAATATTTTTCGATGCTTTTTCTGATACTAAGAGTTTCAAAGTTTGAACCAGAAGGTCCTTTTCCTTCTTTTCCTCCTTTATTATATCTGAGATCTGCTCCATGGCCTCGTATGTTTCCACCATAGTTTGTAATCTCTATACCTAACTTGCCTACATATTCTTTCAATTCACAAAATAGCTTATAATATCCCGGATCTCTAACATGAAAATTATGCATAAACGATGAAATTACGTTTTGATTTCTTTCCAAATTTTTGTTTGCTCCTATAAGTTCTAATTCAAATTTATTTCTAAACATTAGAACCACGTTTTTTCCTGAATTATCGAACATGTTTTCACATGGAGATGGAGCAACTAGACAAATGTTGTCTGGTTGTTTAGGCCCCGGATGCCCCTTGTTAACGTCTCCTGGATCCACACAAGAAGATATCCATTTTGCATTGGGTAACCAATGATTGCCCCATGATAAAAGCTTATTTAAGTTATTCTTACAAAATTCAGATGTATGAAAAACATCTATTTCTTTTCCTAACGTTTTTAATTCATTTTCTGAAACCAAAGTAACGTGAGCATTATCTTTATATGTTGTCGCTAAAATTTCATCTCTTTCATTAATTAAAAAGTAGTCTTCTCCATAAAGAATATCATCTTCATTCAAACGATAGTTTGAAAGATTTCTTTCTGAAGAATTTGCAGATGGTTTGAATAACAGCCTTGGCCAAATTGTAGTCTTTGACCAATCTCTTGAGTCTTTAAACTCGCCTGGTTTCAACATATAAATGTTGCAATTTGCTCTTGCATAATGAAATGGCAAATTCATCGCCTGCGACCGGCAAGCTGTGTCTTCTATAAAAACATTTAACTTTTTCATAATTTTTAATGATTAGTTTCTAATAAGCTAGCAACGCTTAATGTGATTTTTTCATTCAATTCTTTGTCATACTCATTCGAGAAAAAATCGTTTAAAGAAACTTGCAAAGGAGAAAGTTTCTTTTTTATGGTTTGCTTTTTTCCATTGATATAAAAAATATCTAAACAATCATCCCAATGTACAGTCGCTTTTTCAAAACTAAAAACGCAAGTTCTGTTTTTTATAGGATAGCTCCAGCTTACATTAATGACCGCATCGCCGTTAGACCAATTTACTTTTACACAAGATGTACTTGGCTTGATATCGTTTGACAATGAGTGTTCAAATTTAGTTGCTGTTAAGTTTTCATTGACTAAATAACTTAAAATTGATAAATCGTGAGATGCTAAATCTTGTGTCGCGGAGACGTCATTTCGAATAGGTCCTAAATTTAGTCGATTCATAGATGCATGAATCAGCTTTCCAAATCGACGATTGTCAATTAAATTTTTAATTGTTCTAATGACTGGATTACACAGAAATATCCAGTCTACATATAGGTTTTTATTGACGCTCTTTGCCGCTTCAAAAAGTTTTTGAGATTCATGCAATGATAAACATAGAGGTTTTTCACAAAAAACATTACATTGAAAATTCAAAGCTTTTGATACCAACTCGAAATGAGTCGATGCAGGAGTTGCAATAATGACGTAATTTGAATTTGATAATAGGCTATCTAACTCAGCTGATGAATCAGTTAACGAGTCAAAAACGATTGGTTCATTTTTTAAATTATTTTTTATAATTTTCCCCCAGTATCCATTTCCAATCAATAAAGTTTTTGAAGGATTATTCACGAAAGTCATTTATTGCCTCTATTACATAATCTGTTTCTTCATCAGACATTGCTCCATGACATGGAATGCTTAAAACTTTTGATGCTAATAAATCTGCATTTTTAGTTTCTGATTTTATTAGCTGTCCTTGCCATGTATCAAATTGATGTATGTTTTTAGGATAATGAATTACTGTTTCTATATTTCTTTTTGTTAAATGCTCAATTAAAGAATCTCTATTATCAGCTACGATTGGAAAAATATGCCAAACGCTTTCGTCGCTTTCTACATTCATTAATGTAAATGAATTAACGTTTATGTTTTCTAAGTATTTTTTTGCAATTTTGCGGCGCCTAGAAATTTCATTTTGCATAACGTCAAATTTTCTAAGTAAAAATGCTGCTTGAATAGAATCCATTCTATGATTAAAACCCTTATATGAATGCTCATATTTTTTAGGAGCACCATAGTTTCTAATAGCTTTCATTCTATCAGAAATTGATTTATCATTTACACAAATAGCCCCAGCTTGTCCAGCTGCACCAAAGTTTTTTCCAGGATACATGGAAAAAAATGAAGCATCACCGAAATTTGAAACTTGCTTTTGAGTCTTATTAATTGTTTGAAAATGTGATTGAGAACAATCTTCAAAAAGAAGAATTTTTTTATCTTTACAAATTTTTTGTAAATGTTCTATGCTTTTTAACCCATACCCATACAAGTGAACTGCTATGACTGCTATAGCATCATCACCAATTTGTAAGTATGATTCTTTTTCTGCATTAAATGTTTGCAAATTAACGTCATATGGTTTACACTTAAAACCTAATTGTAAAGCGCCTAATACAGAACCTATGAATGTATTAGCAGGATAATAGATTACGCCATCATCTGGTCTCAAATTATAAGCTCTAATTATAATTGATAAAGAATCAGAACCGCTCGACGTAGCTACAGCATGTTTATTTCCAGTAAAGTTAGAGAATTTTTCTTCAAAAGATTCTACAAATTTGCCTCCTACAAAATCGCTGTTTTCAAATATGTTTTCTACATCTTTTAAAAATTTGTCTTTAAAGCTCTTGTTTAACTCATACAAATTATTAAAAGGAATTTTCATTTTAAATAAGCTATCTTATTATACGTTGTTTAATAATTTTATATTTCCGAACAAGTCATATCCAAAATGAGTTTCATTTAACTTTTCAATAAAATGCATGGATACAGCAGGATGATTTTTTTGTTCAAATTTTTTTATTCCTAGCTTTTTTAATTTTCTTAAAAATTGATTGACAATAAAATCATCAATATCAATTTTTGATATGGAAGAATCTACATGTCTTGATAGTTTGTCTAAAATATTTTGTTTCGTAAAACAAAACAAATCATAACATATTGCTGGATTTTTAAAGTCATAAAATAGACCGGATATTTCTCTATTAACTTTTATACTATTTTCGTATAGCGAAATTTCTCCCCATTGTATACTTTCATTAAGTTTTGTAATAGAAGTTACGTGCCATCCTTTCATCAATGGATATATTTTAGAAATAAAATTAAGAGTTATTGCCTTTTGAAAAGTTAAATTAATGTAATCATGTTTATCACTTTCAATCAATTTATTACATACATCATGTAATTCTTGAATGGCTTCATCAGTAAAAACGTTATCTGAAGAAAGAAATATATACAGTTTTTTTGGGTTTGATATCGACTTTACGTAATTAAACGCCGTGTTTTCCATTGAATGAATAATTTTCCATGTCCATTTTTCTATTGGCCAAGGAATTTCATTAACAACTATTTCACATTTTGGTCCTACGAATGATTTAATTAGTTCTGCTGTGTTGTCTACAGACTGTCCGTCGACGACGACAACTCTATCAACAAAATTTGCATTTGCCCAAGATTTGCAAGCAGCTTGAGTTACAAGATTGTATCCAGTCAACTCAATGTTTGCTACCATCGTAGCAATTACAATTTCATAATCATTTATCATAATTAGTATTGCTAACTTTCTTTCTTGGTTTTGCTGGATTTCCGTAAACTAACGTTTCGTCATTTACGCTTTTTGTAACGACGCTTCCTGCTCCAATCATTGCTTGAGTACCAATTTCAATTCCACAAACTATTGTAGAATTTGCTCCAACTGAACAACCTTTTTTAAACAAGGTTGTTCTAAATTTGTGTGACCAATCTCCATTTGAGGCTCTAGGGAAAATGTCATTAGTCGTAATGACATTTGGACCAATAAAGACGTCATCTTCTATTGTAACTCCTTCATATAACAATGAGTGATTTTGGATTTTTACATTATCTCCTATCGTTACTCCGCAGCCGATATAAACTCCTTCTCCGATATTGCAATTTTTTCCTATTTTTGCATTTTTACTTATGTGAGTAAAAGCCCAAATCTTCGTACCTTCGCCAATATCTTGCGATTCTACGATTGCTGTTTCATGCGAAAAATAGTTTTTCATTGTTATCACTAATTAAGCATTATTTCCCAAAAAGATTTCATTGAATCTTCCCATTTCATGGGAATCTTAGAATTTTTTAAAATATTCTTTTCAAGCAATATTTTTTCAATTTCAAAGAAATTTTTATAGACGTGTTCTTGGTCAACGAACTCAACTCCTCCGCCACCTTCTGCATGTACGTATGTAGGTAATCCGACAGCTAAAGCTTCTAACACATGATTAGGTCCGGGATCGTTTCTAGATGCGCTGACATAAACGTCATACTTAGAAAGTTCTTCAGCTAATGCTTGTCCGTGCAAAGGAGGTATAGTTTTAGAATTACTAAATGTCCCTCTATCTCTTCCGATGTACGTAAAAGATATTTTATCATTTTTTACGCTAAGATAATCTAAAAATTCGTAAACGTCAAATCCCTTTAAGTAATTGTTCGACCAATGATGAGTTACTACTTTTAAAACATCATCATTTTTTTTATCGACTTTTAAGTTAAAAAAAACATCGTCGACTCCATTGTATAAAACATGTTGATTTTTGCTAGCCCATCCCTTAGCGTTAAAGTAGCTTTTCATCCAGTTACTAACAAAAATGGTTTTATTATTAATTGTGCTACATTGAAGCAATAGATGATCCATATGTTCAGTGTTTTTTCTTGCATCACATTCGTTAATTCTTTGAACAACAGGAATCTTTTTTTGTTGTATGAATTTAGCTACATCATTTACATCAAAAAACTCATCTTTACGTGGATCAACTAAAAAAATTAAATCCACATCATTCTCTAAATGATTTGTTAACTTAACATTAGATGGAACAGAAGAATAAACAGCCTTGATAAAATTGTTGCCTCCGCCATATGGTCCAATGACAGGCTTTCTATTAATCGCTATTTTAATCATTTATTCTTTTTAATATATCGTATAACGTTTTACATGTACATAAATGAACATTAAAAATACCTGCTTTTTTAGCTGAGATTAGTCCTTCTTCTGTATCTTCAAAAGCTACTATATCTTTCGGATTTAAATTCATTATTTCTAAACATTTTAAATAAATGTCTGGAGCTGGTTTGCAAGATAGTTCGACTTCTTTTGAAGTAATAACACCTTGAAAGATATTTTCTATTTTATTAAATTTTAAAACTGATAAGATTGTTTCTTTATTTGCATCAGACGCTATAAAAATCTTTTTGTTAGTAAGAGATTTTAAAAAATTAGAAACCTTTTTATCTATTTTTAATAGATGAATTTTTTGTTTCATTAAAAACTGTTTTAATTCATTTATTTCATTAATATGTTTAGCTTCTATTAACCCTAAATTTGCAAAATTCTTTAACTTAAAAAGTGTTTTTAAATTTTTATTTTTATTATATTCTTTTTCTTTTGTATTACACCATGTATATCCAAAATTTTTTATTGCTTCTATAAAAGCAATTTTGTGCACGTTTGAAGAGTCACATAAGGTACCATCAAAGTCTAGTATAACCCCTTCAAATGACATCTGATTGCCTTAAGATAAAGTTTCCAAAATGAGTAACTGAAATACTAGCACACTTATTGGCAAATAAAATTGCATCGTTTAAAGATGACGTTCTTAGAAATTCAAACGTTAAGCCTGCTAGAAAAGTATCACCAGCTCCGCAGACATCATACAACTTCGACTTGACGGTTGGATAATGCCTGTCATTCCAAATCGCCCCTTCTTCGCCAAGAGTAACTATCAAATCGCATTTTAGAGGCAGAGATTTAATTGCTTCATTTTCTACTTTGTTTATTTTAATAACGCAATTAGTGAAGCAGGATAAGTCTTGCTTTTTACTATCGACAAAGATAGGAATTTTGTTGTCAACAAGATTTACCAATTCTTCACATGATGAATGAGTTAAAAAACCCTTATTATAATCGGATATAACGAGGGCGCTATAGTCGCAATTTCTCAAAGCTTCTTCAACGTCTTTTAATTTAAGTTTAGTGACCTTAGCTTGTTCTTCGTCCATTCTTAACAAATGAACCAATCGTTTCTCTTCGACGTATCTATTTTTCTTAATGATCTCGCTTTGAGTAATAATGTCGACAGATAAACCTAATCCTTCTAGGTTTTTAGCAACGTTAAGACACATGCCAGGTTTGGTTTCAATTTTCGTCAACCTCAAAATTGGAACCGGGGCTTCGGGACTCAGTCTTTCGCAGGTCCCGTAATGATATACGTCTTCGCAACTATCGCCAATGACTAAAACTCTTTGAGAGTTTTTCAATTGTGTTTGTTGTTGATTTTCCATCGACATATGGAAATATTACAACTTTTTTTGTATATTGTTTTCCTACAATTTGGTCTATGGAATAATCTCCGCCTTTTACAAGTATGTCTGGGCGTATTTTTTCTATTAACAGTTCTGGCGTTTCTTCTTCGAAAATAATAACTTCGTCGACAAATCTTAAAGATTCTAGGAGTAGTTTTCTAGAATCCTGATCGTTGACAGGTCGAGATTCGCCTTTTAGTTTTTTTACGCTGACGTCACTGTTTAAACCAACTATAACTTTACCGTCATCTCCGGCAAGTTTTTTACATTCTTTGAGAAGTTGAATGTGCCCTGCGTGCAGAATATCGAAACACCCGTTAGTAAAAATTGTGTTGTTGTTCATAGCATCGACTTCACATAAGACGTCGCAGCAATTTTAAAGTTAGAAAAAGATTTTTTATATCCAGCTGATCGCAACTTTGAAACTTCAGATTTCGTATATGCTTGATATTTTCCTTTTAAAATATCTGGAAATGGTATTGTCTTGATAGGAATTTCTAGAACTGTCGAAACAACATTCGCAGCATCTTGAAACGTCGCCGTATTCCCCGTTCCACAATTAAAAATACCTGATATGCTTTGATTTTCTAAAAAGAACATGTTTACGTCGACAACATCTTCTACGCATATAAAGTCTCTATGAAAATTTTCGCTACCTTCAAAAACTCTAATTTCTCCGTCCTTCTTGGCTTGATGAAAAAATTGATTTAAGGGAGAGGCCATCTTTGCTTTGTGATTTTCGTTTTGACCATAAACGTTAAAATATCTTAATCCAACAACTTGATTTTTGGCTATTTGACTTCTAACGAAATTATCAAACCTTAGTTTTGATTCTCCATAAATGTTAAGAGGAGATTCGCAAAGTGGTTCTTCTTTAAATCCATTATCGCCTAATCCATAAACAGCAGCCGACGAGGCATAGATTAACCTGACATCGTTGTTTTTGCATTGTCTAAAAACGTTAGAACTAAGCCCTAGATTAACTCGAGTCATTTCGGTTTCATCTTGAAACGTTGTATCAGTAATTGCTCCTTGGTGAAAAACTACATCGACGCCAAGTTCTCTAATAATATCATCATGAAATTTTTCTTTGCTAATTAATTCTACGAAATTGATAGTTTTTAAAACGTATTCGTTGTTTCCGTTTAAATCGTCAATAACATAAACATTAGCTCCTCGATTATTAAGAGCTTTTATTATATTGCTCCCGACGAAACCAAGGCCACCGGTTACTAAGGCTTTCATTTTAGTAGTTCCTTAACTGCTTGAACTATTTCTAATGGATCATGATTTTCAACATTTTTTTTGCAATTATTACAAAAAACTTTCATTCCGCAAGGGCCATGATCTTTGCCAATCCAAATATTTTTGTTTTCTGGATATCCTGTCATCGTAGGATGAATAAATCCAGTAAATAGGATTACGCTTCTAGCACCCACTGCATTAGCAGCATGCATCAGACCGCCTTCAGAAGAAATAAAAAGTTTTGATTTAGAAATTATAGAAGCTGCTTCTCTAAAACTAGTTTTTCCAGTTAAGTCAATTACGTTTGAAAGTTTATTAGATGTTGTTGGACGTCCTACTTGAACTATAGTTTGTCCTTCTTTTACTAAAGAGTCTACAACAGTTTGCCATTTTTGTATTGAATAAAGTTTGTTTACAGTATATTCATCATTTGATTGCGGTTCAATAACTAAGAAGTTATCTTTTAAATTAAAAAGACTCAATAATTGATTTGTAAATTTGTTTTCTTGCTCATTTAAATAAAGTTCACATTTTAATTTAGGGTTTTTAATTCCATAAAACTCGCATATTTGTTCAATAATATGCTTGTCATGTCTATGAACGGCTTTTTCTGAGGTATCTTTTTTACAGTAGTTTGTGGCATGATTGTTTAGTTGCATTGGAAATGCAATTACATCGCTTTCATATTCTTGTTGAATAAAAGGATTATTCTCAAAAATAGATGTCTTTATTGTTTTGACTAACATTCCGTGCTGTTCAAACGGAAAAACTTTTCGAACATTAGCTGCTTTACAAATTTCTCTTGCAACAGCTGTCCAAGTTAAATACCCACCTAAGCCCATTAGTCACCTTTTTGTAATCTATAACTGTCTTCATCAAAATGCTGCGTTGAAAACTCAAACATAACAGTATCTTCGATTGCTTCCATTTGATGAATCAAACCAGGATGTATTTCTTTAACATCACCAGGAGACAACACTACGTTTTCTGTTTTATCACCATCTATGAACGTGCACTTAAGAGAACCAGATTGAACATAGAAGGTTTCGTGTTTCAACTTGTGATAATGAAGGCTACATTTTTTACCTTTGAAAAAAAATAAAAGTTTTCCACAATACTTTTCATCATTGTGGATCCAGAGTTCATAACCCCATCCCTTTTCGACTTTTTTTATCATACTATTTCTTTAATAAAATTTATATAATTTGATAAGCAATTTTTCATAGTTATATCAAAACAATTTGATAATTCGCTTTTGTTAGGAAGCTTATTCTTTATTTGTTTTACATCAATTTTTGGAGGATTTTCATAATCTGTTAACTCAAAATTATAGTTAACTTTTTCGTTAAGAATAATTCCATATCCTTTAATAAGTTCCTTTGTCCCTCCATGCTCAGAACATATTACTGGGGTTCCTTGTGACAAAGATTCTATAACTGTATTTGGACAATGATCTAGCCAAGCAAGATGAAGCATCCAATTTGCAGCAGAAAAAATTTCTAAACAAATTTCATGGGGTTGGGATCCTGCATAAAAAATGTGAGGATCGGCAACTTTTATTGGGTTAGATCCTAGAACTATAAGAGCAGCCGAAGAATAAAAATTTCTTAAATGTTTATATAACTCTATGTTTTGTAACAAACGTTTTTGAGGATGCCAGTTTGCAGAGCACACAAATAGCATTTCATACTGTTGCCTGATTTGCTCTAATGCAGGTATTTGAAATTTTTTAATTTCACGTGCATTTATACCATTATGAATTACGGCACCTTTTTTAGGAAATTTCCACCACTTTGTAATCATTTCTTTATCAAATTCAGATTGCCAAATGACTCCATCTGCTGATTGATATAACTTTTTTATTGAAGAATTTTTTGTTTCAAATTCTTCAGGTGAAAACCAAATTCCGTCCAACCTCTGGATGACTTTTTTTGCTAAAGGTCTTCCTGAAGGTTCAATGAAAACTATTGAAACATCAGCATGCGTTCCATCATGCAATTCAACTTCATGACCAGATTCTATTAATGCCATAGCTAATCTCTTTCCAAAAGAGTTTGGACCAGAGCTTGAGCTCATGTTGACATTATCAAGGTGTACTTTCATGATCGCTTTTTTACTTCGGCAATAAACGGTATTGCAAACGGAGTCTTATTAAACATCATTGCCATCAAAGCAATTTCTTTTGTTTCTATATTAGAAAGACTAGCTCTTTGCGTAAATATATTTGGATCTAACTCTTGATTTCCATTTATAGTTACAGCATCATAATACATCTGCGCTATAAAATTTACAGATTCATTTGTTAAAGAAGCTGAAGACTCTTTAACAATTTCGGATAAAGAAAAGAAAATGTCTTGGTAAATCTCTGAACAAACTTGAGAAGTAAGTTTTTCTCCTTTTCTTTTAGTTAAACGTTCGGATAGTAACTTAGAAATTGATTCATAAAGAGCTTCACCTTGCATCATTTTACGTATCCTCTATTCCTTAAAAAGACAGCTTCATCCCTTTGAAATATAGCATCATTTGTTTGATATGTTTCAGGAATATCGTTAATTGTATAATGATACATTACTCTAGGCAAGAAGACTCTTTTTTTACAATTATGAAGAGCTGGTAAATAAATTGCTTGATCTCCTGCTCTTCTGATATAGTTTCCATCTTCGCCTCTATAATTTTCATCTCTTACTTCATTTAGCAATTTTTTTCTAAATGTTTTTAAGTGACTGGAAACCCAAGGATGTTTATACGGATCAGCTTCTTGTGGCATTGGACCGCTTATATTTTTGTCGCTAAATCCCCAACGATGAGCTGTCCATAAGATGTCACAATTAACTTGTTGATAAACTGAATCAATAATTGCTAATGAGTCTAACTCTGTTAACCAATCGTCCGCGTCGATTCTGCAGATGATATCATCATCATCGCATAATGAAATTCCGTGTAAAACATTCGCTACTTCCCACTTCTTTTCCGTATTCCAGATGTTGATAATACAATCTGAATATTTTCCATTTAATAGTAATTTAAACTCATTACATATTTTTTCAGATTTTTCTCGATGTTCTTTTGAAGAAACGTCATCGATTAAAATAATCTTCCAATTATCATGCGATTGACCACATATTGAATGAAGCATCCGAGGTAGAGTATCAGACGCATTAAACATTGGAGAAATAAAAACAAACTTATTATTCATAATGTTTATAAATCTTTCATCATTTCATTTGCTATACGATAAGATTCATGAGTACCTGCGTCAATCCACCCACAACCTACGTCATTAAATGTCCCTCTTCTATTTTTTACCATAAAAGAGTTTATATCGCTTACTTCATACTCACCTCTAGCTGATGGTTCAAGCGTGTCAATAATATCAAACGCTTCAGGAGTGTAGCAATATACGCCGACAATCGCTTCATTACAAGTCGGATTTTTCGGCTTTTCAATTATGTCGATGATTTTGCAATTTTCGTAAACTGGGACACCAAACCTTTGCGGATCTGTAACTTTTTTAGTAAATAAAGCATAATCATCAAAAGATGATTCAAACTTTTTTATCGATTTGCATACGTTTGAATTATTTTCAAAGATGTTATCGCCTAATACAACTACAAATTTTTCTCTTCCAACAAATCCTTGACAAAGTTTGATTGCTGATGCTATACCATTGGCAATTTCTTGTATGCAATAATAAATTGAGCAACCGTAGTTTTCTCCCATACCAAATAAAGTAGCAAACTGATCAATGTGTTCTGGTCTAGTGATTATGCAAATATCTTTTACACCCGATGATACCAATAATTCCACGGAGTATTGGACCATAGGTTTACTTCCTACAGGAAGTAAACATTTACTTGTAAACTTAGTAAGAGGTTGTAATCGGCTGCTAATTCCGCCTGTTAAAATGATTCCTTTCATCTCACACCTTGTTTAGCATAATTTTGGGTTGCATTCTGTTGATTGTAAGGTGGGGTGTTGTAGTTGTACCATCCCACTTTCGATGCCAAATCCACCCGCCTAACTTGGTCTTCAACTCATCGGCACGTAACTTTATCATCTCATCTGTGACTTTTGACCATGGAGCATCAAACATCATATTTGTTTGCGCGGTGTCTTCATACTTCTTACCTGATAATGATTCCCAATGTCGTGTCCAATAATCACGATACAGTTTCATTTTTCTCTCAAGATCATACCAACTGTAATGAAAAACCCCAGGTAAGTTTTCGATGACATTATTAAACCAATTGTTATAATCGCTTAATGCTGCAGAGTTTCCTAGCATCACCGCTCGACGTGCTTGATCTGCTTCAGGAGAATAAAAACTGACATGATTAATTCTTTCACCTGTACTAGCATCAATCATATCACAACCGTCTGTTCCTTCAGCTGCATAAAGATGACCGTTTTCATCGTGACGACGAAGGTCGACCGGTATACCATGTGTGATGTTAGGCTTGTTTCTGCTTAAACGCCACTTCCACGGCATAATATCAACACGAACTTTTTCTGATCCACCCCAATATTCGACGACAGGGAGGGAAATGAGATCGACCCCGACCGGAAATTTGGAACACAAATCAATTATCTTTTGAATGTCGTCTTCGTGAACAATTTCATCAGAATCCATTTGCCAACAGAATGTCGACTTACACATTGCTCGTGCTTCAGCCTTTTGCATTCCATCGAACACAGCAAACCTTGGATGATTCCAATCACGAGTGACTTGCTTGATTTTTAACTTTGATTCCTGTTTGGCCCACTCAGTCAATTTTTCCCAAGTACCATCTGTTGAACCACCGTCAACAACGCAAACCTCTTCACAAAATGGCAACATTGATGCGATGCATTGCTCAAATGGATACTCTTGTTTGATGCAGTTGAGAACTGTTGTATAACCGCTGATTGAAGGACGATATTCCATCATTGACTTGACACCGGCCCAGAAAAGTCCCGGTGCTGCAAAAAGATATTCTTCAATTGATTCGATGTCATCCGTTGCAAACCAGTCTTCTTTACCATGCTGAACATTGTCATTGAGGTGTAACTTACAACCTAACAACTTGGCTTCGATGACCATGCGAGGACACGTATCTTTTCCTTTGGGAAGATAAACGAATCCTTCGGCACGAGCAAGCTTATCCAACATGACCTCATAAGGAACGTTCCAAACTACTTCATGCTCTTTACCGTTTTCTTCACACCATTTCTTGGCATCGTCAGCACCTTTTACCCAAGAATCTGATCCAAGAACAATCCACCCTTTTCTTTCCACTGAGGAGTTAGAAACCTGTGCCCGAAGGAACTTGATTGTCCCTAGAGTATTCTTCGAAAATACGCTAGATAAAACCACATTATTTTTTTCAGATAAAAAGGGGAACAGCTTGAGGTACCACTCTTTTTGTGCCTCAGACATCCACCATAGACCCCTGGAACCGTAGTAGAAAGCGGAGATAAGCTTTCCGTTCATCTGTTCCTGACAATCACAAGGCTTACCTGCGGCAGCCTCATGTTTTTCTGGGGAACGGTAACGACAATATTTGTAATCGTACTCGAGGACCGTGTACTTCAGGTTACCTATGATGCTAGGAATCAACTCAGGATTAATCTGAGCAAAGTTTCCAAAGACCCAAAACTTATCGACACCTTCTTTAAGGAGTCCTACGTTAAGGTCCCTGGATAGAATTTTAACATAAGGAAGAGGACATTCATCTATGAGAGCCTGTGTGGTTAGCTCTGCTCCGCCTACATAATGTTCCGCGAATAAGTCTGCAACAAAAACGACTTTAACATTTTCTGGAATAGAAATTTTAGGTTGTGGGACGCTAAAAATGCTTTCGTTAAAATTACTCACTTTTTGTTCCTCGTTTATTAGAAATAAGATCTAAATCTTAATATTTAAAGATCAAATTAATCTAGATCAATATAGATCTTCTATTCTAGATTTTTATCTTAGCACTAATAGAGAGAATGTATATGCCAAGAAAGAAAAAAACAGCACAAGACATTCAACTCGAAAGTAAAGCAAAAAAAGTCTATAAAAAAAGTGGGTCTGACAAAGAAGATAAACTTATTGAAAATTTTGAACCCATATCAAAAAAAGCTATCGACTTAATCGAAAATAATTATCGACAAATACTTGAAATGCAAGACAAGATTTTAGCGGCTCCGTCGATGAACGGCGGATTTACTACATTGATGTATAAGATTGAAAACATAGAAGAATCTCAAACTAAATTAGTACAAAAAGTTGATCAAATTCATGATGTTTTATACGAACCAGACAAAGGATTATACGCAAGGGTAAAAAAAATTGAAAATGATTGTGCTTCAGAAGAATCTATTGAATCTTTAGAAAAAGACGTTCAAGAAATAAAAATTTGGAAATCATCTGAAGAGAAAACAGCTGTAAAAGATGAAGAAAAAGATGGAAAAAATGATAAACTTCTTTTAGAGCATGAGTCGATGATACGTGATCTTCAAGCTTCAATTTTGAAATATAATGCTGCTACCAAATGGGTGATAGTATCTTTAGGCGGAGCTATAGTTAGCTTATTAGGAAAGCTAGTATACAATTTTATATCGGAACATGTTAAGTTTATTTAAACATTTACGTTGCGTAGCGTAAAGTTTACTTATGTCTGTTTTTTTTGCTGATGATATCAGGCTATCTATTTGTGATGTTATTCAAGATTTAAAAAATCTTATTTCAATAGAAAATAATTCTTTTTTGCAATCAGAAAAAGAAAAAATTTTATTAAAAACAGATATTCAAGCATGCGTCAATAAAAAATATGAAAATAAATTAAAGAAATTAATTCATAAAATCTTAATTGATTATTGCTTTAAAGCAGAAAGTATTTCTCCTGGCGGATTTTATTTAACGCTCGAACTTATATCAAAAAACATCGTTCATAATGATTCTTTTAAAGAAGAATTGTGTGTATTATGTCCTAAATTTGAAGATTTTTCTTCGTTAATTTCAAATGAAACCGATGATAAATCTTTGGTTGATCTTACGTTAGAAGCAATTGATTTAGCTGGATTTGCTGGTAAAATAACAGTTGAAAAAAGTAGTAATGATTACAACTCTATAGAACTAATAGAAGGTTATACTTTTAAACATAAACCTATAGGTTTATCTTCGATAAGATTAACAAAACCAAAAATAATTTTAATTGATGGATATATCGAATCTGTCTCAGAAATTAACACGTTATTCGAAGGAGCCTCAGACACTAAAGAACAAATTTTGCTTGTTTCTAGAGGAATGCATGATGATGTTTTAAATACAATAAAAGTCAATCGTGATCGATCAACGATGTTTGTATATCCAATAATAATAAATTTTGATCTAGAAGGAATTAATACGATAGTTGACATGTCAACTGTGTCTTTAACAAATCCAGTTTCTTGTAATCTTGGAGAACTAATATCTTCTATAAAAATATCTGATGCTATTCAGCTCGATGAAGTAACGATAATTCATGATTCTATAGTAATAAAAAATTCAAGTTCAAAAAGAAATGTTAGTGTGCACATCAATAATTTGCTGCAAAAAGTAAAATCTTCAAATGAAGATATAGAAAATCTTTTAATTTGTAGAATTAGATCTCTATCTGGAATAAACGTCATAATAAGGCTCGCCGACGACTCATCGTATATTTTAAAACGACAGTTTATTGATAGATCTTTACGTTCAATTAGATCTATGCTGGACTATGGAATAGTTTTAAAAAATGACAAAGTAATGCTAAATGCTACATTACAAATTTCAAAAAAACTTTCTGAAAATTTTTTATTGCAAATAAAAAATATAGGGGCAACTATTGTTTAATTTTTATTTACTTTTTAATAAAAAAGACTATCATATAATGTATGAATAACAATTTAGATAAGCTTTCTTGGGAATTAGTTGAAGTAACTAAAGATATGATTAAACAAAATATAACTTCTGCTGTTTCTTCAAAACAGTTAGATTTAAATCAAGATTCTCTTCCAAAACTTTTCTCTTTAATCGATGCTTCTATTTCAGAGGCATATTCAAAAAGTCATAAAAGTACTTCGAATAAGTTTGAAAAACTTCTTGATGAAGAAGTTAAAAAAAAACTAAGTCCAAGTGAATCATCTTTAAAAAAAAGAAAATAATTTTTAATTTTTTATGTCGACTACTGGACAAAAGCATCTTATAAGTTGTAGATGCGTTTTACCACAGTTTAAAAACTCTACTGACATAGAAAAAAAACAACATAGATTTTTAGTTTTTTCGACTATAGAAAACGATGTTGTAAAGCATAAATTTTCTCAATGTAACAACTGCGGAATAATCCATAAGGTTACTGACATATGCACCTCTGAAATAATGCCTGGTAAAGAAGCAATGTCATCTATTTTAACGATTGATGACATAAAACCAAGTATGAATCAATCGCTTATTTCCATACTTGAAAGACATAATTGTGATTTACCTACATGGGAACATTCACAATTTGTAATTGAAAATAAAAGGTGGGGAGATTTTATAATCTTAACCAGCGATTTAGAAGATGATAATAGAATAATCAAGTATGTTAGAATTTTAGGAGAATCTTTATTTAAGGTAGATACTCACATTAGAAAAGAAAATGTCTAGGTAAAATATGCAAACTTATGGTCAGCTAAATTCTGAAAAACTGGCTTGTGAAAATGAAGACTGTCGAAGGATAGTTAGAGAAATTTTAAACGTAGGCTTGACCCAAAGGCAACATATGTTTTTAATTTACCTATTGTCTTTAGAACTTGAAAATATTGAGCATGTACAGGCGCTAGCAGATGTTATAAAAGAAATTGCAGGAGAAGATATTTTTATTTCATCAAAAAAGGAAAATAATGGGACGATCAGCTGAACCTCAAAATAAATTAGTTTCAAAAACAAATTCTGACGAATTTGATCCAGGGATGTTGGTTAACCATGGTACAGATTCAAGAATCGTTGTTCTATATGGAGGAGTAAGTGAGCAATCAATTGCCGCAACCATAGTACAATTATTATATCTTGCCAATCAAAATCATAAGCCAATTCATTTAGTCGTATCAACATATGGTGGATCTGTAGATGAAATGTTTTCTCTTTATGACACAATAAGATTCTTGCCATGTCCAGTTCATACAATCGCATTAGGAAAAGTCATGTCAGCTGGAGTTCTTTTACTTGCTTCTGGAGTAAAAGGAAAGAGAATGATTGGTTCATCTGCGAGACTTATGATGCATCCAATTTCAGGCGGATTTTACGGAAACGTTTTTGAGTCAGTAAATGAGACAAATGAACATAAGAGATTACATCATCTTATGACAAATGCTCTACAAAAAGAAACGAATATGACAGTAGAACATATTGAATCAATTATGAAATCTGGTCATGATTATTATCTTTCTGCAGAAGATGCTATTAAGTTAGGCATTGTTGATAAGATTATTGGTCAATGAACAATTATCTGGTTTAGGTAAAATTTATACCTTGCCGGTATGCCATTTCATGATTACGTAAAATATTTTCCGTTTGAAAAGATTAGAAAAGAGCAAGCTAAAGCGATCGAGTTTGCAATTGATGCTTATGAATTAGGAAAAAAATGCGTAATATTAGAATTAGGTACCGGTGTAGGTAAATCTGCAATTGGGATTACGATCTCTAGATATATGGAAGCTCATGGCTCTCCAATTAGAGATGAAAAAGGAGATTTACAAACAGGTTCTTATGTAATCACAACACAAAAAATCTTACAAGAGCAATATCTTAGAGACTTTGGAGGAGGACCAAATAAGACTTGTCTGGTTAGATCGATTAAGTCAAGCTTGAATTACCAATGTTCTTTCTATTCAGATCAGTCTTGCTCAGAATCTAAAAGAATTCTTAGCAATCTTGCAAAGCATTTGAATGGTTCTGAGTTTCAAAAGCAATGCAAGACTCAATGTCCTTATAGCCTAGAAAAACAAGCATTCATAGATTCACCGATTTCAGTGACAAATTTTTCCTATTTTCTTGCAGAAACGATGTATGCAGGAAAGTTAGAGCCTCGAGCTCTTCTTGTGGTAGATGAAGCTCATAATACAGAAACAGAACTAGGCAAGTTTATCGAAGTAACATTTTCTGAAAAGTTCGCTCGTGATATTCTTAAATGCAAGATACCACGAAACTTCGACCAGGTATCTATCTATGATTGGGTCAATAAGGTCTATAAGAAGTCTGCGACAAAATACATGAAGGACCTCGAAAAGTCTCTTGCAAAATTGAGTGGAGATATCGACGGGTATGGTTCTTTCTCAAAGCAGTATGAAATGTTGGACAAACATATTTGTAAGATTAATCGATTCACGGAGGTCTATAAACCTGACAATTGGACCATGAATGTTGCTTATCCATCTCCTGACAACAAGAAGGCCGGTAAAAAATTCGAATTTAAACCTATTGATATTTCACCTTACAGTCACGATGTGTTTTTTAAGCATGGCGGGAGGGTTCTCTTGATGTCTGCGACAATTGTAGATAAAAATATTTTTTGCGAATCATTAGGAATTAAAGAAGAAGACACAACGTTTTTAAATATCTCTTCTCCATTCCCAATTGAAAATCGCCCTATTCATTTTATACCCGTCGGATCGATGTCAAAAAATAACATTAACAAAACGCTTCCTGCCATGGCTGAAGCAGTAAAAATGTTATTAGAGAAACATTCAAACGATAAAGGAATTATCCATTGTGCAAATTATAAAGTTGTTAAATACATTAATGAATCGATACAATCTACAAGAATATTGATGCATGATTCTTATAATAGAGATCAAATGCTAAAGATTCATCTTGAATCTATTGAGCCGACAGTTCTGCTAAGTCCATCGATGATGGAAGGTGTTGATCTTAAGGATGATAGTAGCAGATTCCAAATTATTTGTAAGGTTCCTTTTCCTTATCTTGGAGATCTTGTTGTTCAAAAAAGAATGGAAAAAAACAAGTTTTGGTATCCTTACATGACGGCAAAATCAGTAATTCAATCATTAGGAAGATCAATTAGAAATGAAAATGATTATGCCGATTCTTACATATTAGATTCAGATTGGGAGAGATTTTATAAGATGAATAAAAATATGTTTCCTGAAGATTTCATTATAACTTAAATTTTACTCTTTAGACATTATGACTATATTTGTTAACAGGAGGATATTTTTAAAATGTCAGAAAATGAAGTTTTAGCAAAGTGGGCAGATCTTAAATCTTTAGTCGAGTCTCTTGAGCATGATGTTGCAAAGAATGCTAAAGGTACAGCAGCTGCCGGTGTACGTGTTCGTAAAGGTCTTCGTGAGTTAAAGGCTAAGGCTGGTGATTTAGTGAAATTCACGATTGAGTTTGATAAATCAAAGAAAAAGGATTGAAATCCTCTTAAAGCCATTTTTTACTATGGGATACATATAAGTGTATCCCGTTTTCATATGAGGTGATTAGATGCGTGGTAATCGTAGAGCAATATTGATAGATGTTTTTGAAAGAAAATTAGATCCAAAGAGCATGTATACATCTTTGGATAAGTCTAGAAGAATTATTAAACATAAAAAAGATCTTGATGTAAACGTACATCAAGAAGAAAAAGTCGTTTTTGTTAGTACACAAAAATCTCAATTTAAAAATGATAAGTTAGAGGAGAGTTTTGAATCTAATATCAACGATATAGTCAATGGTTTAAAACCAGCTGATATAGTTGAAGAGCAAGATGGATTTTTAATACCATCTATTGCAACAAAGGTTGCAAATGGTTCGGTAATTGAAGAAGAAATTAAGTCAGAAGAAATTGCTGTGAATGATGAGGTAACAACAAAAAAGACAAAAAAGAAAAAGAAATGATTAAATCAAAATTGAGTTCTTTATCTTTTGAATGATGTTTTTTTCAATTTGACAAATTCTCATTCTAGTTAACCCGTAAATTTTTCCAATCTTTTGAAGAGTATACGGACCATTTTGAGAAGCTATAACAACACAATTAAAGCTGTCAACATTTTCAACGTAATGTCGGCAGCTTTTTTTTTGACAGTTAACTTTATAATTTGAGTGAGCTTCAAAACAAGTTGTATTTATTACGGGTAATTTCATTTTTAATAAACCATAAGAATGAGTATTGGTTTATAATTTACGTAACAAATTTACTATTGTTCATATATAAACATGAAAAAAACATATGTCCTAGACACAAACGTTCTTTTAAGCGATCCAGAATGCATACACAGTTTTAAGGACAACAATCTTCTAATACCAGTTTTGGTATTAGAGGAACTGGATAATCATAAAACAAGAAATGATGATGTTGGCAGAAATGCTAGACAGGTAAGCAGAAATCTTGATTCAATGAGAAGTCAAGGAAGTTTTCATGATGGAGTAAAAACTAGAGAAGGAGGTCTTCTAAAGATAGTTTCTTCAGGAGGAGATCCTACTGCTATCCTTCCTAAAGAGCTTTCATCCAGTTCTAGTCTTGATAACATGATTATTGGTTTCATGTTATTGCGTAAGAATGAGAATCTAGTACTAGTTTCAAAGGATATTAATATCAGAGTTAAATGCGATGCGTTAGGATTACAATGTCAAGATTATCTTAGCATGCGAATTTCGTCTGATATTGATGAACTGTATCGAGGCGTAAAAATCATTCATATTCCTGAAGAAGTTGTAGATTCTTTTTATAAAGAAGGAAAAGTAGAATTAAATTCTTTTACTCAGGAAAAAGTTTATCCTAATCAAATCGTTATTTTAAAGACGGTAAACTCGCAAGGAAACACTGTAAAGTCTGCAATATCTAGATTACATGAAGATGGAACTTTACAGTCATTGGCTAAAATTGAAAGTGTATTTGGATTACGCCCAAGAAATAAAGAACAACAATTTTCTCTAGATTTATTAATGGATGAAAACATCAAACTTTTATCTATGATAGGAAAAGCTGGATGTGGTAAAACATTATTAGCAATTGCTTCTGGGTTGGAACAATTAGTATCAATTGGTTCTCAACCAAGGTATCAAAAACTTATTGTTTCTAGACCAGTTCAATCTGTGGGTAAAGACATCGGATATCTTCCAGGTACTTTGGAAGAAAAGATGGAACCATGGATCGCACCCATTAAAGACAATCTAGATTTTCTTTTAGGTATTAATGGTAATAAACAAGGCAGAAAAATAAAAGATAATCTAGGGTCATCTAATCCTTATCTTGATTTGATGCAGCAAAGAGGATTGGTTGAGATTGAAGCAATATCTTTTATTAGAGGTCGTTCGATTGCTAATGCATATATCATCATCGATGAAGCGCAAAATCTTTCAATGCATGAGTTAAAAACCATCGTGACTCGTGTTGGAGAAGGAACAAAGATAGTTCTCACTGGTGACATTGAACAAATCGACAATGTTGAAGTTGATGCTTATACAAATGGATTAACTTATGCAATTGAAAAATTTAAAGAATACTCAATCGCGGCGCATGTAACGTTGTTGAAAGGTGAAAGAAGTCCATTGGCAACATTAGCATCAAAGATTTTATAACCTGAAAGGCAAGATACTGTTGTTAACGTATATTTGATATTGCTATGAGTGGCTTTTTGGACAACAAATCAAGAGTGATGGATACCATTATCACGCTTGAAGGTCGACGGCAAATTGCCGAAGGCAAGCTTCGTATTGAGTATGTAAGTTTTACCGATAATGCAACATTTTATGATCTAGATTTATTGAGTGGTTCTGCTGATCCATCTAATAGAATTTATGTTGAGCAGACTAGCTTAATGCAGGATCGTATTACGTTTGAAGCTGATGATTCTGGAAAAATAAAACCATTTAAAAACGCCAGCAATATTACAGGTTCTCTTGCTGGGAATATTGTTTACATTACACAATCTATTTCATCACCAAAGTTGGAATTTTTAACAGGATCTTCGTTTGCATCATTGGCTGAAAAGTTGTTAGGTTCTTCTATTCAAAATTTTCAAAGTTTGCAAGTTTTAGGAACAAAAGACTATGTTTTTGAGGATGATGATTTTCAATCATCACCTGAAGAGATACATTTTAAAATATCTAATGATCTTCCTTTAGCATCATTTAAACAACAAAGAAATATTAACGAATTACCTGCTTTATTCATAGATAAATCGTTTAGTAAATCAAAAAATTTTAAGTATTTACCGCCTATTAACAAAATTTTTGATAAATTTTTGGATAAGACTGACATCAATATTATCAACCAAAATAGAATAGGAATGTACAATGATGGAAAAGGTAGATTCGAAGCAACTAAAGATGAATATTCTTGCGATAAGCTAGAAGAAGATTTATCTTTATTAAAATCTTATGGATTTTCTAAGAGAATAAATTTTGATCCAACATCACTTGCAAATAACATGTTTTGTCAAATTTTTGAAATGAAAGATTCTGAATTACAAAAACTTGATATTGTTGATTACGGTTCGTATGTGTATAATAATATTCAAAAACGAGCATTCTTTGTTGGAAAAGTTTTAATAGATGATAATGGTTGTCAGACTTTCGTTAAAATATTCACTTTAGTGTTTGAATGAGGTAAAAGTGTATATAAAAAGAACTAAAGAACAAACTAGTTTATTGAATATAGACGAAAATTTTATAACTCTTGTAGATTTAGTAAAAGATTCAAATTCTACAATGACTGCTAATTTTTTGTTTTCTTTTAAAATATCAAAAATAGAAGCGATTAACAATAATGCATTTTCAGTTCTTGTCACTGTAAAGAAACCTTCAATCGTTTCTAATCCAAATATCTTAATTTATAATAGAAATGGACAATTAGATGTTTCAAATGCTCAACAAATTGTAAAGAATATATTAAATCATAAATCAAGAGTGTTGAACATCAATAAACAAAACGCAGATTTGATTATTGCCTCTAAGGTAGGAGATATATTTTCAAAAATTAATAATCAAATCATCGGAGCAGCTAAAACAGGTCGACCAATTTCTAATTTAGGATTAGAAAAAACAAAGCTAGTAGTAAAAAGCAAACAAAACAGTCAATTATCAGGAGATATTTCACAAGGATTAAAATATATTCAAGCTCGTTCCAAAGAAATAGAAAACGTAGAAATACAACAACCTAATTTAAGATTAAAGCTTTTAAAAAAAGATTTTATATCTCCATCAATGATATCTGAACTTGATAGTAAGAGTATATCTGCTAATCAAAGTTTTTCTGGAACTTCAAAATTAAAGAATGATAATAGACGAAACCCTTTATTAAATTTATTAATTGATTCTCATATAAGAAATATTGTTGATGATTCATTGCAACAACAATATGTGACTTCTATTGAAAGTTTTTTTGATGATATTGCTACAATTGATATTCCAATTTCAATACAAAATTTTTTTGAAATTACAAATACAAATGTGACTGTTTCATTTGAACTTTTAAAAAATTCTGTTTCTAAAGGTTCAACTCAAACTGAAGTTTTAGAAAAAGTTGAAAAAACGGTTGATCTTTTAAATTATTATCAAAAAATTTCTATCTTAAAAAATATAGATTTAGGTGTCTCAACTAATAATACTAATATTTCAATTTCTTTAAGAAAGCAAAGAGATGATCGATCTGTTTTTACAAAAAATCTAGAAAAAATTAACATCTATAAAAAAGATTTAAATCGTTTAAATTCTAGATTTTCTTTAATAGGATCTAGGGAAGTTTCAAATCTTAATGATAATTTTACGTTGTCATTTTCAAATGAAAAAGACAATTCCATTTATAGAATTCAAGTTGACGGGCAGTCAGAATTTAAAGACATAGTAACAAGAAACGAGCTAGTCAATACATCAAGAAAAGTTGTAATAGTTCCTTCTATTTCTCAAAATAAAATTTCATTATCAATTAGTGATGCTAATCACTGTTTATTTGATGTATCATTTTTAAAGATTTTATACAAAGACGTTTCTTTAAAAGAAAAAAATTTTAGAATCAGTCAAATTATACAAAGTCCTTCCAACAGCGTAATTAATTGTGATTTAACTAACTTAACTCCTTATCACATTTATGAAATTACAGCAAATTTAATTTTAGAAAATGGAGTTGAAGTATCATCAAATTATTCTTGCTTTATTGAGTTTATTCCAAGTGTTGATCAAGGAGATATTGTATTAAATATTACAACACCGTCTGTAACGAATGATGATGTTATATTTGGCCTAGAAGTTAAGTTGGCTAATGATGAAATTGGAATTTTAAAAAATCTATTACAACAAGTTTCTGAAAAATATGACGAACAAATGTTGCTTGATAGAAGAGCAAAACTTGATAGATTTATTGCGTTTAATATTTTAAGATATAATCTTGTTTCTGGAGAAGTTGAAAATTTAGGCATATCTCCTAATTTATCAAAATTTTCTGATAAAGAAATGTCATTAAAATATTCAGCTAAGCCGATTGAACCTGGACTGTTTTATAGGTACGTCATTTATCCATTGATTAGAGACCCCTATGATGTCATTAATGAAAAAGAAAAAACTGTTGATGAAACAACTAAATTGAAATATATAATTAATCCAAGAAAACACCATCATCCTTTAGCGTTAATACATGGATCATCTGTTTCACAAGAATTTATCAATAAAAATTCAAAGCAAGACATGCTTTATGGAAATCTAGGAATATCTTTTTCAATAGATGCTTCTATACCAACAGTTAATCCAACAATAGAAAAATTTGAAATACGACTATTAGATAAAAAAAGATTAACTTTAAATTGGAATATCTCAGGTAATACAGATTTAATCGATCATATGCTAATTATAAAAGAAATTAATGGTATAAAAAGCATAATAGGAAAATCTCATGCTTTTTCAAGCAATGCGTCATATATTCACGAAATATCTTCTGATGATTTAGGCAGAGTTAGATTTTTGTTAGACGTAATCTACAACGATTATTCTTCTTCAGAAAATTTAGTAGGTTCAAATTACATTTTAATTAATAGTTTATAAAGTAAATTATGGCTGGAAAAACTCAAGATTTTGGAGGCATCTATTCTCAAGCAATCACGCTCGCCGCGGCCCTCCGCGCTGACGCAGGAGAGGTCGGGCTCGCATCGAGCGTTCCGGATGATGCGGCCGCAGCAGCGCTCATCGCCACATTACCGACTGCCCCCTCCGCGCTCGACAACGGCCTCAAGCCTGGCCTCAAGGGCTTTCTCGAGCTCGGCGACGTATTACCGCAGCCCCAGGTCCTCGCTCCGCCATCCGAAGCCCCGCCACTCGCCGCCGACGGATTAAGACCAGAAATTTTATTATTAACGAAGTTTAACCCATTATACGCTGATAAGCATAATGATATTACTACTCCTACTCCTCATGGAGAATTATTCAAACAGTACGTCAATAATCTTAGATTATTAGAATCTCAATCAAATGAAGTTTTAAAGAATTTATTAGGTGAAGATGGAATTAAAAAGTTAAATGATGATTTTAAAAAGGAAATATTTGAATTAAGAAATGACTTATTAGAATTACAAAATTTTTTAAAAAATATCAAAAGTTTATCAAGCTTAACTGATTTTTCAGATGAAATTTATAAGTTTTCTCCTAGAGATTTTTTTAACAAATATCTAAATGATAATTCTGATTTGAAAAATTCCTTGCTAAGAATTTATAGCGGCGCCGGCGGCGGAGACAAAAAGATATCCTTAGCAGACGCACTAAAAGGAGAGTATAACTCAAGATTTAATGACGCTTTTAAATATTCAAACACAAAATTATTTTTAATTTCAATTAGAGAATTAGCAACTTGTATTTCTTATTTTTATAATTATGAACAATTTGATGATTGGAAGGCCGAGCCCACCCCGGCGCAAATATCTTATTTGCTTCCTGGCACAAAAAAAGATTTAGATACTAGAATAGCATATGATAAGGTTACCGATAACGGTACATTACACATCGACCCCAGCGCAGACCCATCAGATTATGAAAGATTTAAAAAATTAAGCACCACGACAGATAGCTTTTTTAATAAAGATAACGAATTGCAATATGCTAAAAATATTTTTGTTTTTTGTTTAAAAGAGCTTGATCAAAATAAAAAATATGAATCTAAGTTTAATTCTGTATTTAGTCATTCTGACAGAAGTAAAAAAATATTTGATTTTATTGGGGATTATAAAATCTTTGAATCTGTTTTAAACATAGCAAATGATGTCACGTTTGTTTCTTCTGGTAATAAACTTTCTAATTTTTCATTCTATGAAGATTCAACAACAAATAAAAAAGTTTTGCTTTTAGAAAATAATAAAAGTTTTGTATTACCAGAAAATGTAATAACAGGTGAAAGCTTTTTATACTCTAAAAATTTCATTGATTCATTAACAACTATCACAAAAGATGGGCCTATATTTAACGTAGAAAAAATAGGCAGATTAAAGAATATTTTAGATAAATTTATTTCAAAATCTTATGAACAATTTGTTGATTTAGGAGCAATTCCGTCTGACGATTTAAATCCATTGACGTTTTTAGATGATTTAAATAATCAATTTACAAAAGTTAAAGATGGTAAACGAGTTTTTAAAAATAGTGTTACTAAAAAAACAGTTCAGGGTCGTCCGAACGGAGAACTGACGTCAGAAGCTTTACCATTTGATGAAAATTCTTTATTGGCAATTTTTACTGCAACGAATCTACAAGAAGAAAAAAAATTTAAGTTAATTAACTATTTTTACAGTTATGTTTATCATGCAGCAACAAATGCGGCTGTTGATCATGGATTTTTAGATTCCATTGTACATGAAATTTACGAAATAATTAGAAGTATAACAAAAGAATCAAGTGCGCTCAATAATGGAGTTAATAAAAGTGAAAAAGTTCAGTTTATAAGAGGAGATTCCGCAGGTTGGCACAGTTGTATTAAAGGTAAATTGCTTGATAGCCAATTTATAATTTCATTAGTTAATATTTTTAAAAAGTATATTTCATTATTTGGAAACAATGACGAATTACCAAAGTTATTACCTCTTTTTTTCTTGGGATTACATTCTTATATTAAAGTAATTTCAGGATATGAAATATTATCAATTGTTGCTGTAGACAATACTATTGCTGCGCAATTTGATTTAAATCAAGATCAGGAAGATTTGAATCCGCATATAAATTTTATAAAAAATCGTGTTTTTTCTGATTTATCTTTTATTTCCAACTTAACATTTTCAATATTAAATGTCTTGCAAACTTTTAAGACCAAGGTTGATGTTTACTATAATTTGCTTTTAAAATCTCAAACGACGTATATAAATCGTTTATTAAATTATTTAGGCGGAGATAAACGGAAATTATTGTCTTTGTTTGAAGAGCAGCAATTGTTTTTAGTTTTATCGAATGTAGATGATTTATATCAGTCTTATAACGGTTTTTCTACTGAAAATGTTGATACTAAAAAGCTGTTTATAAAAAGCGAAAATAATTTTCCTCATTCTTCTGAAATGGTATCTCTTTTAGAGAGTTTTTTTTCCTCAAACGCAGAGTACACTTTATCAAAAGGTTATAATAAGCAAATTATTTCTATAGGACTTCCATTTGGTTTAACTAAAAATTTAGTTAAAGATCTCAAAAGCTTGGGCACTCCAAATGCAAAAAAATCAAAACAGTATGACATATTTGTAATTTCTATTTATAAAATGGATTTATTGAATCCATTCTTGATTTACAAACCACAAAGATTTTTATTTGAAACTTCAAGATTTCCTGTAAGAATTTACTCCGAGTACAAAAAAATTGGAGAACAGGGGTATGATTTAATACCGACTAGAAATTTTGATTCCGTAGATTCTAGCGATTTTTCCATAAAAGGGAACATACAACCTTCTATAGATACAAATTTAGATAATGCTTTTGGTTCAAAATATGTTGATGTATTTTGGTCAAATGAGCATAAAAAAGAAATTCTTTTTAACCACAATGTGAGTTTTTTATTAGAGAATTACTTAAAGTTAATTTCAGCTTTAAACGTTAATGAATTAACATTCAATTTAAACTTTGAAGTATTGCCTTTGTCTTTCTTACAACAAGCGCTCTTTGTCGAAAAACAAGGGTCAAAATACATATCTCATATCTTACAACCTAAAAAATTTGATAGAGTTTTTAATATACTTTTTGATCCAGAATTTGAAGTTGACTATCAAGAAACTATGAATAATATAAAAGATAATAATGACATAGAATCTCAATTAAACAGTGTTCTTTTTAAGAAATTTAGTGATACCACATATGTTGATAAAGATAAGACATCTGATGATGTGTCTATGAATTCTTATTTTATTACAGTAGAGACATATGTCGAAAAAGGATTAGGCGTTCCATCTGCAGAAGAATCTCTGCCACAAGATGCTAGTTCATCAAATTCTAATCCTGGTGTCAAACCTCCTAAGGGTCCACCACTCCCAGATTTTTATTTTCTTCCACCTACAATTATACCAGGTCCACCTACAATTATACCAGGATTGTTGGATTCCATAAAAATTTTTCAAAATGCAGAATCAGGATATTCAAGATCAAAATCTCCTGATTTTGATGGTTTCATTAATGGATTTAAAAATTGGACGATAAAAAAATGAGCAAAATAAAGAGTAAAAAATATGTCATCAGTATGTAGCTTACCATCTCCTCTAGTTTATTCTATAGATGTTCCTGAAGTAAAAAATTTTGAATCTAAATTTTTCTATAATTTTCATGTTATTGATGAAATCAATAATGATAATGGCCAAGAAGTAAAATCTTCCATACACACAAAGATTCCAAGATATGTTAAATTAACATTTTCTCCTCCTTACAACGAAGACGTAACCTTTGGCGCTATTGATACGAACATAAATGCAGACGATCTTGTATACGAAGATACTTTTGCAACCGACAATTACACGACTGTTAATATTACTAATTTGTCAATCGAGCAGCAAACTACTTCAAACGCTAAATATCAATATCAAAATAATTCATTTATTAATATCATCGACACAATCGGGCTAAATTTTGATGATTATAAATTTAGTTCAGAATATTCTTCAGATGCATCAGCAAAACTATTACAAGAAAATGGAATTTCTTTTACTAACGATTTAGTAAAAAATAGTAAATTTTTTAATCTTACAAAACTAAGATTTGATATTCAACTAAACAATCAAGTTGTTTATGATTTTTTTGTTTATGCTTCTGGTTCTTACTTATCAAATAATGAAATTTATAAAAGTAATATAAACGTTGCTAAACAAAAATCTTCGCAAAATCCATTCGCCATGACCGACGCACAATACACACCTTCTATACAAACTTATCAAGAAGGTATAGAGACAGGTGGTTCACCAGCAACGTCTACAAAAACATTAGTTGGCTTTTTAATACAAAAATTTGAATTAAGAACAGACGGTACAATTAGAGAATTTGACAAAATTTTTTTAAAAAGCCATGATATAATATCTTACATAGACGATAAAGTTCGATACGGCGCAATCTATGTTTATAAGATTAGAGCACTATTTAAGATTGGATATTCTGCCGTTGATAATGATACGCTAACATTTCATTACATAACGTCAATGATTGCGTCAAAACCGACCGTTTCTTATGTAGAAACCACGGAAAATATAGCTCCGCCAGCCCCTATTGAGGTTAGATTTGTTTGGGATTATGATAGAATAAACTTGAATACTTCAGAATTTTTACCAAATACAAATATACATTTGGAAAACGTTGGTAAAAGAGGTTCTCTAATGATTTATTGGTCATTCCCAATAAATCCGCAAAGAGATATAAAGAAATTTCAAGTTTTTAGAAGAAAGTCTATTGATGAACCTTTTGAGCTTATCAAAATGTTTGATTTTGATGATTCTTTTGTAAAATTTCAAAATAAAGAGGAATTTATAAATCAAGACTTAATAGAGTCCCAAACAATCGGTACGCTAAATGGTTCTGTCATAGCAGTTCCTGTTTTAAGTTATTATGATGACGATTTTTACAAAAACTCAGAATATATTTATTCAGTTGCTTCTATAGATGCGCATGGATTAACATCAAATTACTCTGAGCAAATAAGAGTTAGATTTGATCAGTTTTTAAACAAAATAGAAACTTCTTTAGTTTCTATAGCTGGAGCGCCTAAACAATTTCCTAATTTGTATTTAGCTCAAGATTTATTTTTAGACACGATAAAAACTTCTTATAAGAAAAGTTTCGACGTTTATTTCACCCCTGATTGTTTCTCAGTTACATCAGGAAATAACAACGAAACAAAGATTATAGACACGGAAGCTGCAAACAAGTATGTTTTCAACTTTATCAATACAGATAAATCTTTGGGAAGTAATCTAAAAATTTCTTATTTAACTTTACAAAGCTGAATAAAAGACATAAAAAGATTAAAAAGTTTACTTTATTGATAATTACATGTAAGATTTTAATGAGGATTTATGGGATTTCTTGATCACAGCACAAACAATATTATTTTAGATGCTGTATTGACTGATACTGGTAGACAGCTCTTATCTAGAAATGATGGTTCTTTTAGCTTTTTTAAATTTGCTTTAGGCGATGATGAAGTTAATTACGGAATCATTTCAAAATATGGACGTTCTGTTGGGAAAGAAAAAATTGAAAAAAATACTCCTATATTTGAAGCATTAACGAATCAATCTCACGCTCAAAAGTATAAACTGATTTCAGTTTCAAACCCAAACTTAATTAGATTTCCAAAATTTGAATTTACGGGTGGATCTTCTGTTTCTGGAGATACTGTAACGTTATATACCACTGGTGGAACTCGTGGGTTAAAGTCATCTGAAACCGTGACAATTTCTCAAGTCTTATTAAATGAGACGAATATTGATGTCGAACTTCGTGATCAAACATTTTTAATTGATGTTCCTGATTTGTTTTTACGTTTGAATGATGGTAGAGTTAGTCCGAATAATGTAGATAATCAAAAGCGTGCAATGTATATCTTGACAAGAACTTCGTCTTCATCAGCTAACGGTGGTTCGGAATTGACTTTTAACATATCGGTAAAGTCGTTAAGTCAGACGCTGTTTGACGTTTATGGTCTTGGGACTTCAAAACATACCATTAAGACTTATGTTAGAGTTACTGGTATGCAATCAGGAGCAGTAAAAGATATTTTGGTAAATATTAAACAAAACTGCTGAATTTAGCAGTAAAAGATATTTTTGGTAAACATTAAGCAAACAACTTGAAATTGAATAAAAATGGCAACTTATAAGAATTTACAACCTAGAGATATTCAAACTGCTAGATCTTTTTTAAATCAATTAATCGATGTAATACAAGAAGACATCAGCGGTTCTACATCTAGAAGAAAGTATCAAGTTTTCGTAACAGGCGGAATAGGACCTGGAATTACATCTTCGTTGTTTCAAACAGTATACGATCAAGATTTTACTCTACAAACAGCTAATCAAATTTTTGATTGTACTGTTGGACTATTTGCAAATTCTTCGATCACATCTTCATCTCTTTCCGGGATTGACTCTGTAGGAAAAGAACTTTTCCCATCTTCAACGTTGATGATGAGAGAAAAACTAGATAACTATAGACAATTTTCTCAGCTTCTTTTAGGCGACGCTTCTGAACAATTTATAAGTCCTTATGATTCGACTTCTACAAATGATAAAATTGACGCAGCTTTATTCATAGGATTTAAGAGATTATTTTCAAGAGATCAAATTAAGCGCGAGTCATTCGCGATGAGATTTTACCAGACTGCATCTCTCGCCAGGTATGATGGAGGGCTCGACATACAAAATCTTTGGAAGACTTCTGAATTAGGGATGTCGATATACACTGACATCGGTTCTTCTACACAAAGATATACAGAGTTTGGAGGACAAATCGGAAACGTAGTCGACGCATCAGACACTACAAGATCCGTAGGTACTATATTTTATGATAGAGGAATCGTAGTTCTAGATTTAGAAAAGATAACCTCAGGTAGCCAATTCGTTTCTGGCGTTATAGATGGTATGACCCCAAGCGGATTAGCAATATTAGGAGGTTCCGGAACAGAAACAGCAGGAGTATCCAAATTTATTCCTGACTTTATTGTTTCAGCATCAATCGACAATGTTATTGATCACATTTGCTCAACAAGATTTAGTTCTGAGCCATTGACCGCTATTACATTTCAAAATGTCACAAACATTAATAGCACATTAATATCTTGCAGAGCAGAAGCAGATGAATTTAACTACTCTTCGAATCCCACATTTGCTGATTCACAAAATAGAATAGTTGTCATTGACCCAGGAAGTGAAGATACGCAACAAACATTTACTTTCATTACATCCGTTGGTCTTTATGATGCAAATGACAACTTACTTGCAGTTGCAAAACTAAGCAGACCTGTAGAGAAAAGTCCTGAGAGAGATTTAGTTTTTAGAGTTAGACTAGACTTCTAAAATAATATTTGATTCATTTTGGTATGACGTCAGTTTCTTTGCTAGTGTATAATTACTTGAGAAGTAATGTCTATTTTTAAGGTCAATCCATCTGATTTTCAAACCATAACGGTTGCCACAAATCCATCGAAATATTATTCCTTTAGCTCAAGTGGTATAACTGGATCTATTTTCGTATTTGCAAGGCATTCTAAGATAGAAAAAGATATTCTTGAGATAGACAATCCTGATTCACCGTTTAATGAATCTACTCTATTTAAATCTTGGAATTATTTAAAAAATGATAATAATAAAAATAAATACATAAACCTACAAAATTACTTAACCGGAGTTAATGACGCTTCTATCTCTTTTAAAAAGCAGACAGAAATAGGGATAGTTAGATTTACTCCACCGAATATATTTACAACAGACACTTTAAAAAAACTAGCCGTCAAAGATAATCTTTCAAGTTATTATCGAGGAGCTTATCCATCTGCGCATTGGGGATATTGCAACTATCATAGTTTAAACTTTTTTTCTTCTTCTACTGTTCCAACTTCTTCTTCACTACTGTACCCAAACGTAGATAACAGATATCTTTTAACTGGTGCTTTTAGCTTAGATTTTCATATTAATCCAAGATACAATTCCCTTGATTCAACTGGACATTTTAAAGCTGGAACGATTTTTCATTTATCTTCTAGCTACGCTTTGTCTTTAGTAACTGGATCTTTAAAAGATGTTAATGGTCTTCCTACAGCATTTAGATTGCAATTGCAGCTAAGTCACAGTGCTGATATTTCACCATCATTAGCTTCAAATGGAAGTTATCCAAAAAACCTTGTTTTTTTATCCGATGACAATTGTCTTAAGTGGAACAATTGGCATCATGCTGTCGTTAGATGGGGAACCAATACGGTTAATCACGGAACTGGTTCATTTGTAATCGACGGAATAGAAAAAGGTACGTTTGTAATACCATCTAGCGCTTTACCCTCTCCGCCTTTTTCTGCTGGTCTATGCATCGGAAACTATTACGAAGGAAGCAATCTTGGTAATAATAGTATGACAAGATTTTTTGCTAAAATACCTGCTCATAATGAAGGATTATACAAGTTTACTAATGATGATAACATAGTTGTTCCTGATTCATTCGCTTTTAGACATCCACTTCAAGCAGAAGTGCATGATCTTTCTATAAAAAGATTTTATACTACAAACCAAGATATAGAGTCATCTGGTTCTACTGGGATTTCTGATTTAAAAAACGTTGCTTTCTACGTTCCTCCGTTTTTTACTTTTGATTCGCCTATTAGAGGATTAAAATCAGATAATTCTAGAAAAAATGGAGTCGTATATACACCTGCTATAGCGGCTTATGGAATCACGACAACACCGTTTAGCGTTCCAATGGCTTTCGGAGTAGACGGTCATTATATTAATACTGAAAATTTTTTAAAAGATTTTGCTTCGAACTATACGCCGCGGCAGTTGTTTTTGTCTGCGACGTTGGTTAACACAGATCCAAATGTAGAAACACCAGCAAATCAAATTTTGTATGATCAACCAGCTGTTAGAAAACGAAATTTGATGATTTTGCCTTGTGATGATGGAAATTTTTATCCCAATTATCAGTTGCTTTCAACCGGATCATCAATAGTAATCAACGATTTTGCATCGTTAAGTTATTCAGTTTTAAATGAAAATCCAGAAAAAATAGCATATGTAGATGACTTAGGAAATCCTCTAGAGGGATTTATAAGCTTAAATAATATGGCTACTATAGCGCTAAGAAATGATTCAAATACGACTGATGAAAAAGAAAATGAATATATCAAGCAATCAATAACGGGATTTACACCTTCAAAACCTCGACACGCCGCTGCCGGCCAATTTGCATTTGTCTTCGACGTCATCTTGTCCTCAATCGATTTGACTTTTCAAGGTTTTTACAATGCACAAAAAAATATAGTTTTTTCTACTGCGTATAAGACGGCAGACGGTTCATCAAATCAAGTCGTTTTCTTTGATATTAGCAATTTATTTTATGGAATAAGAATTTTGCCAGGAAGTTTTTCTATAACGGATTCTAATTTATCAGGTTCAGGTGGGACAATTAGCATAACGATAAAAGATGATGGAAATGGCACTTTATATCGAGCAGATTCTTTGACGTCTCATTGCACATGGAATTCAGTTGGAACAATTTTTTATAATGAAGGTATCGTTGTTATCAAGAATCCTCACTTATATTTCTTTGGTGAAAATCAATATGAAATGTCATTTAAAGGTGAGCAAAATATTCATGTTTTAAGAACTGACGTTTTAGCTCCTACGAACTATTTAAATTCTTCTTCAAATCCTTCTTATAAAAATATTCCATCTACGAATCGTCCTAATGAGCCAGATCCAAATTTTGTTTACATCACTGGCATCAATTTTCATGATGATAATTTAAACGTAATCATGAAGACTCAACTTGCGCAGCCTATTATGAAGAGATTTTCAGACAAGATACTCTTCAAGGTTAAATACGATTTTTAACATGCCAAAAAAGATTCGTAAAAAGAGACGCCGTAAACGAAAAGGTCATTATCATAGAGGCGTCCACGTTTCTCCAATTGCTGGTGAATGCAAGTATCGTTCAGGATGGGAATCAAAATACATGGTCTATCTAGATTCAAATCCAGATGTTGTAACATGGTCTTATGAAAAGCTTGTGATAGAATACGTTTCTAATAAGAAGTCTAAAAAGAAAAGAAAGTATTACCCAGATTTTCAAGTTGAATATAAAGATGGAAAGAAAGTCGTCATAGAGATTAAACCTTCTAGAAAGCTTCAACAATCAACTGTGATCAAAAAAATAAAGGCAGCCATAGAATGGTGCAACGATCACGACGTTGACTATAAAATATTGACGGAAATAGAATTAAAAGATATGGGTCTACTTTAACAGGATTTTACCAAAACACTTTAGAAGGTAATATTTTGCCATGGCATATCACGGATACATATCTGGAATCAAGAATTATCTATCTAAGGTAAAAAACCCAAGAGTTTTAGAAGTAGGATTATGCAAAGGTGCTACGACGATACCCATCATCATTTTTTTATCTAGAGTTCATAAAGACTTCGAATTCATCGGTGTTGATATTCTTTTACAGGAATCATTATTGATAACTTTAAATAACATAGACATGATACCTTCTCAAAAAATGTTTCTTTGTCAAGATAGCAGCCTTAATTTGTTTCCAAAGTTTTGTGAGGAGAAAAAGAAGTTTGATGTTTTGCTGCTAGACGGCGATCACAACTATTACACGGTATCCAAGGAACTTGAGTATTTGGATTCCTTAACCCATGAGAACAGTCTCGTTATCATTGATGATTATCACGGTCGCTGGTCTGAAAAAGACCTGTGGTATTCTGAAAGAGAAGGTTATGAATCTTTGCAAAACGCAACCAAAAGAATTGAAACTGAAAAGCACGGCGTAAAACCTGCTGTCGACGATTTTCTAGCTAAAAATTCTAATTGGGAATTATCTACACCAATTTCTGGAGAACCAGTTCTTTTAAAAAGAAAAAAAGATCTTTCTATCTTTAATCAAAACGTTTTTAATTCATGAAATTAATTTTGGGTTTAGATGTTTCAACTTCGGTGACAGGGGTTTGCATAGTCAATCCTGACATTCAACCTGACGACCGAGGATCCCACATTCTTCACCTGGATCACATCGAATTTAAAAAATGCAAGACCTTATGGGAAAAAGCCGACCTCACGGCCCTCGAGCTTCACAACCTCTCCAAAAAATATCCAGGAACCTATAAGGTTGTTCTTGAGGAACCCCTGATGGGATTTCGAACAGGAATGTCCTCCGCAACCACCATCACAACCCTAATGAGATTCAACGGCATCACGTCCTATATCTCTCGCGAAATATTCAAGGTAGATCCGGAGTATATCGCATCTTCCTCGGCTCGAAAGTTGTGCGGAATCAAGATACAGAGGACGTCGCTCGCCGGGATGAGCGGCAAGGAACAGGTCTTCAAGTACATGGCAGAACACGACCTAAAACACATCACCTGGCCAACAAAGAAAAACGGTGAAATAGTTGATTGGTCTAGAGACGCAACTGATAGTTATTGTGTAGCGAGGGCAACATGCATACTATCACAAAAAAATTCGTCTACGTAGACAAGACTTTAGAAACAAATCCAAGAATCTTTTATGTTGGTAAAGGCTCTAAAAGAAGAGTAGATCAGCTTAAAAGAAATAAAAAACACTCTGCGATTTCAAAAAGATTTGGAATTCAAAGAATCGTTGTTTTTGAAACGCACGATGAAAATGAAGCAAACAAAAAAGAAATTGACTTAATAAAGGAATACAAAACTTTAGCTAAAGGATACCACGTTTCTGATGAAGATTTTGGATGTAATTTCACAAAGGGTGGAGAAGGTTTAAGCGGAATTTCAAAAGTTGAAAAAGTAAGAAGGTCAGATAGGATGAAATCTAGATGGTCAAACCAAAAAGAAAGAGAAAAATTAGTTAAAATTCAAAATAGTGAAAATACAAAAAATAAAAAAAGCAAAGCAATGAAAAGTTGGATTTCGACCGAAGCTGGAAAAGAGCATATGTTACGTTCGCTAGAGCTTGCAAGAAATTCGGTAACGCACGAAGCGCGAGTCGAAGGACAAAACAGGTCTGAAACTAAAAAATTAAAAAGTGATTTAATGAAAGAACACTGTTCAGACCCAGAAGTAAAAATGAAAAAAAGCGAAGATGCCAAAAAAAATTGGTCTTCTCAGGAATACAGAGAAAAACAAAAAAAATCTCGTGATGGGTGGAAACCTTCTGAGGAAATGAAAGAAAAAATTAGAAAAAAACTCTTGGGCCATTTTGTCTCCGAAGAAACAAAAGAAAAAATGAGAAAAAAACGTTTAGAATTTATTGAAAAAAAGAAAAAAGAAAAGCTTGATCAAAAAGAAGAAATTGTAAAATGCAGACAGGCTAAGTTAGGATCAAAAAACCCTGCATATGGGAAACCTCAATCAGAAGAAGCAAAAAGAAAAAACGCTAAATCAAATAAGATTAGAGCGCTTGAAAGAGCAGAAAGAAAAAGACGAGAAAGAGAAGAAGCGTTAAATGGCATCGTTAACGAGCCTAGTCAAACTGATTGAGTCAGTTTTTGGAAAAGGAAGATTATCAAAAAATAATAATTTTGATGTTAAATGCCCAATTTGTAATCCTTTAGACGCACAAAAAAAGAAACTTTCAATTCTTTTGCCCAGCTGCGTCTCTCACTGTTGGGTATGCGGATGGAAGGCCCGAAGCCTTGCTCCACTATTACGAAAATACGGAACGCAGGAACACCTCAACGCATATCGAGAATTAACAGGTCATGGTGGCAAATCAAGCCTGATAACTGCAGATATCGAAAAAAACCAAAAGATTGAGCTACCAAAAGATTTTCGATTGTTGGCATTGGCAAATGATATGGATCCTGATGTCAAGGCGGCGTGGCGATACGTCTATTCTAGAGGATTGACGGATCGTGATACTTGGTACTTCAAGTTTGGTATATCGGATGAAGTTCGTTGGAAACGCAGGGTCATTATGCCGTCTTTTGATTGCAACGGAGAGCTGAATTACTTTGCAGCTCGAGCCATAGACAAAGATCGAAAACCTAAGTATGATAATCCTGACGTCGATAAAAACCCCATTGTCTTCAATGAGATCAACATTGACTGGTCAAAAAGACTGACCTTAGTTGAAGGCCCATTCGACCTTGTTAAGTGTCCTGAAAACACAACAGCCTTGTTGGGCTCCGACCTTGATGAACGTCACGAAGTTCTTAATAAAATTCTCCTTCATAACACTCCAGTCGCTTTAGCTCTTGATGGTGACATGTGGGACAAGAAAACTCCTAAGATCGTAAAGAAGCTACAAGAATATAATGTAGATGTTGTTGTTGTCGACGTTCGACCATGGGGAGATCCTGGTAACATGTCTAAGGCAGAGTTTGAAGATGCATTGAATATTGCAAAACCTTTATTTTGGGAAGATAGGTTTTTGACAAAATTAGATAAATTTGTTTCATCAAGTTTCAGGTTTTAAACAGTTATTGAACATTACTTTCGCATAGTATATTGTAATTAACTAATGGCTATTATAGCACACCTCGCCGACGTTCACTGGCGCGGATTGAGTAGACATGATGAATATCGTGAAGTATTTTCTGCTTTTATAAAAGATTGCAAGAAAAACAAAGTTGATCATATCTTTGTCGGAGGAGATATCTTTCATACCAAGACAACAGGTATCACTCCTGAATATATTGATCAACTTACATGGTGGTTGGAATCTATGGCTGAGGTTGCCCAAGTTCATCTAACTCTAGGCAATCATGATGGTAATTTGACGAATCTATCTAGACAGGATGCCGTATCTCCTATTGTACAGGCATTGAATAATCCTCGAGTACATCTATACAAGAAAAGCGGTGTTTATGAGTTCCACCCAGGATACAATTGGTGCGTTTATTCTTTGTTCGACGAAGAAGGATGGAAAGACGTCAAACCAGAGCCGGGCAAGATTAACATAGCTTGTTATCACGGGGCTGTTTTAGGATGTGTGACAGAGTCAGGATGGGAGATTGATGAGTCTCACATCAAGGTTGAGTTTTTTAATGATTATCC